ATTGATGGTAAGGGATGGATAAGAGATTCTTATACGCTTATTCAAGATGGAGATGGAACTTGGTTGCACGATAATGACGTTGAAAAAATAGACGAAAATACTCTTGGGCAGTTCACCGGCTTGTGTGACAAGAGCGGGAAAGAAATATATGAGCATGATTTAGTTGAATGTGCTGGAGTATTATGTGAGGTAGTGTATAGTGATAAAATCGGTTCTTTTGTGCTATTAGAAGTTCTGTCTCAAAATCTTGGGAACAAACCAATAGGACAAATGATAGATATGTTCGGAATTAGATATGCAGGTAATATTTATGACAATCCGGAATTATTAGCCAACCGTCAATAGCGTTTGATGGGATGCTGTCAGATTTGCCAAGCAAGCGGTGGTTTGACAGCATAGGAAAAAAGGAAAGTTGGCAGAGAGGACTATTGCATCTGTTTGCTAAACAGACTAACCGAAAGGTTACAGAGGTTCGAATCCTCTACTTTCCGCGTCTTGTATCAATGAACGCACCATTTTCTAAAATTTGAGATTGTTATGGGAGCAACCGATATATGGAAGAAAATAGTAGATTGAGAGAGTATGGTAAACCCATATAAGTCCAAAGGGTATCAATCAAGGTGGATTTTCACAAAATCATGTGAATGTTGACGGTGACGACATGGCGGTTCATAATGTTGACAGCTTGGAATAGACAAGCATTTGCGGAAATAGCTCATCGGTAGAGCGTTGGCATTCCAGCCAAAGAGTGGGGTTCGATTCCCTGTTTCCGCTCAACCCTTATAGTAGCGATAAGCAAAAGCAAGAACATTAAAGCTTGTGCAGTTTATGGGGTGATGGAAATTGCCATCTGACACGACTGTAAAGAAGCCGAATAGATTGCATAAGTGTTCTTGTTAGTAGCTTAAAAAATGATGGATTTGTGTTTAGGCCTGTCGGGAATACGCTCGGCAGGCATTTAACACAAAATGTATATGAAGTTATATACAACCTAAATATATGGACGAAAAAGGACTAATAAGAGCATGCGAAAACTCCGGCTGCGGTTGGAAGTGTTGTTCGTTCGGATCGGACGGACATATTGTAATTCTCCCCCATGAACTTGAAGGGCATGAAAAAGAAATCTCCCATTTACAGATTATAGATGATGATTACTTTGGCGGTAAAAAGGTAAAATGTATCGCTAAAGACTGTAAATCATGTGATAATGGCTATAAACCTATCATGTGTAGAACTTATCCTTTGTGGGTAAAGTCGGTAAAGAAAGGTCTTGTTTTCCGTAGCGGTAAATGTCCGTTGGAAAATGAGCAACTTGCTAAGCATAAGGAATTTGTATTAGACATTTTCGACAATTATAGAAAAGCATTATTGCCTAAAGTCGATATAGACACATTCCTTTCTAAAGCATGGATTGACCGTTACGAACCATTGTTCCCGACGCATAAAGGAAGCATAGAATACAATATGCAAGTGAAAGCTTTATCTATGTCTGACATTACTACCATAGAAGAAATTGAGCAAAAGTTGCTCTCTGATCCTGATATGTGTTTCGCTTCGGAACCGGAAGATATAGTCAAGTGCTTGCAATCTGGTTGCAGTTACGGATTATTGACAAATGATAAGCTGGTTGCTTATTCGCTTGCATATTTCACTGAATACGGTACTGCCTACGTAGATAAATGTTTCGTTCGTTCAGATTATAGGGGTAATAGCTTTCAGTACATTCTACTCAATGCTAATCTTGCAAAATTGGTTTCAAACGGTGCACAAGAGGTATTTGCCATGACCTCACCCAAAAATGAAGCAAGTATCAAGAGTTTTACCAATGCCGGGTTCTCGTTCAAACGTGATACCAAATACAAAGGGATTGAACGTTTAATCTTAAAGTGGGAGCTATGAAAGTTATTGTCTATACCAAGAATATAATAGAGAACATTGAAAAGGCGCAATCGTTTGTTAATGTTCCCATTTCATTAATGTTTAAGGACTTCTATGAAGATATTCATGAGCATATAGCGGATAAAATAAGAAATAAGATTTTCGGGTTACATTTGAAAGATAGCGTATGTTATTCTATTGGGAAAGCGACAAAAGATAATATAGGTGCAGTAGTAACATCATTTGCTGACTCTTGGAAATATCTCACTATTAATGGAGAGGGTTGCCAAGGAATACACAACTACTACATTCCAATTGACGCTTACGATAACAGAGAAGGTTTAAGCATTTATGAAGCAAGCAAACTAGCTAACGAAATAAGGATGCTTTCAGATGCTCATATATACGGTATGATTACTTCCGGTTGCCTCAATGACAAATACCCGCCAATGTCGCGATTATACGACATCTGGGACAACCTAAAAGGATATATTGAATCCATCAGTTTAGGAGGAAGTTTTTGGCTCGGACAGTATGACAAACTTCCAAACTTCATAAGTGATGTAAGAATAGGAGAATATATGCTGTTTGGCACTATTCCATATTGCAATGATGAAGAGAAAAAAGGCTTTAATGGGATAGAACTACAAACAAGAATAATAGGCATCTATCCAGAGCGTAATCAACTCATTCTCGATTGCGGTTATTCAATGGCGGACATGGCTAAATGCAGAATTCCCTATTATACCAATTTGAAGTATGTAGATAGCTCCAGCGAATATACAATAATGCAATGTGACCATGTTTCGGATTATCACATTGGTGATGTGGTTCGTTTTGTCCCTGATTATAAATCATTAGTCAAGTTGAGATATGCAGAACACGAATATAGATAAACCGTGGATTGACTATATAGCCAATCGCACATTTGGCATGGAACTGGAGTTCGCTGATGGTGATAAAGAGCACATTCCTCTTCCATCGGGTTACAAGTGGACGGATAACAAGCTAACCATGATGAATAACTCGGATGGATCGGCAGTTACGCATCACGGTCAATTTGGCGGGGAAATAAACACACGCCCATACCATTATTGTATAGAAGATTTGCAGGAGTTGAAGAATTTTATTCAGACCATGAGAGATGCAGGAAGTTATCTCATGTGGAATGAAGGTTTTGATGCACATCTATACATCAAAGATATGGACTTGAATGTTATCAAACGTTTGTTTGCCCTCTCCTACTACACCGCTTATCCAATCAAACGAATATTTGACATTGCCGAGTGGTGGGAAACAAAATATCTCGTACCCAGTCCACCTTGGGATGTTGTAAAACGAGTTCTTGAAGCAGATAATATTGAGAATTTACTGAAAGTTTTTAGTAATGGATCAGATAGAGGACATATCCGGTACTGGCTCAACTTATGTTCTATTGAAAAGATAGGAACAGCAGAATTCCGTATCTTCAATAGTTCATGGGACTTCGACAAGGTGCTGGAAACAATCAAATTCATGTATTCATTTGTAGAATATGCCTACCTACATGAAGACATAGAAGAGTATAAGCAACTCACCACTATTGACAAATGTCTTGAGACATTCCATATAGACTATTCCAAGGTTCCCCAAAGACATAAACCGTTACTTTGGGCAGCAGAACACTCGGACAATGTTACGATAGTAGGCTCCATGTTTAAGAAAACTAATCGTATGCTTTCCTTCATCAAGAAAGAAGCGGCCAAATTTGATATTGCTCATGTGGTAAACTCATACTATATGGATATAGAGCAAATACTTACCAACCGTGAGATTAAGGTGTATACAAAGGAGTATTTTATCTACATGATGTATAAGGCAATCAAGGGAGAGATAAAAGAACTGCGTTTTAATGATGAATATGAGTTTCTGAATATCAAGTCTGAAAGTCCGGCTGAAATTATTGCCACTATCCATCTGTTCAATGCCATCAAGAAGCATAAGAACTCACAAGATATTTACCATAAGTCGCTTTATGACGATTTTATGGCAAAATTGGAGCATTACCATAAGAAGTATACGGAACGTTACCAAAAGCTCGTAGACAGCCTTAAAAGTAAGTCTATTGAAATATTTTATTGTGCTGATATATCAGATGCAATTCTTAACTGCAAAGAGAATGACATATTAATCTATCAGAATGAATTTCATTCCGGTATGAAAGCCACAAGCAACGCATTACAGCGTTTCTTATTGGATGATTTTGGATCTCAAGAACGAACTAAAACGAAATATGCAGAAATAGATGAAGAACAAGTTAATTACATGGCTCTCTCGCAGCATGGATTTATGGGCAGAAGAGAGGTATTCAAAGACCAACGCACATATATTTGGTCTAATGTGGTAGAAAGTGGAGACAGCAGTTTTAACAAGCGGACTATCATCCCTCTAAAATATAAACGGTTGCCAGACGATTACGTACTTACAAATAATAGCAAACTCCGGTTTGTTCGTGCTTCTATGGCAGAAATTGATTATCTGCGCATGATTTACTTGAAGAAAGGCATCATACTCGGATCAGCTCCGTTCTGTTATTTGTGGTTCTTGGATGATTACGTGTTCGGAGCTTGTATGTTTGACTTCCTGAAGGTCAGCAAATACGGCATGGATGCAGTTTGGATGAAATCGGATTTTGTCATAGACCACCCTCTGCCTAAGTTGAGCCGATTGCTAATTATGGGCGTTCTTTCATCAGAATTTAAATCAGAACTGGATATAAGATATAAACATCAATGTGGTGTTATTGCTACTTCCGTGTTCACCGATAAACCTGTAAGTATGAAATATCGTGGTGTATTCAAATTACATGAACGTTGCGTTGGTAAACTCCATTACATACAAGATGCAGGTATTCGTGGCAACTTAGATGATATTTTAAAAACATTTGTAGAAAAATACAGTGATGAACCAAGAAAGGAATAATATATGGGAAAATTCAAGATAGCAGAAGTACAGTTGTCTGATATTAAACTAGTTAAAAAAAATGCACATTTCATGCAGCAAGACACGTTTAATGCATTAGTAAATAACATACGTAGAGACGGACAACTTTCATCCGTTCCGTTTTGTGTGAAACATCCGGATGGCACATATACAGTAGTAAGTGGAAATCATCGTACACAAGCTGCAAAAATGGCAGGTCTTACCTCTATCCATGTCATGTATATAGATGAAGAGGAGACAAATAATGACTGGTTACTTGCTACGCAGTTAAGCCACAACAGTATTGTCGGTCAAGACGATGCCGAAATTTTAAAGCAATTACTTGATGAAATAACAGATGTCGCACTGAAAGAGTATGCGCATATCAGTAATGAAGTACTAGAAAGCGTTAAAGACATCAACTATACAGTTGAAATGCCGAATAATGAAATTGTTCCAGTAACTCTTATGTTTGTAGATACACAGAAAGTCTCATTTGACAAATTAATGGAAACATTGGATTGCTATTCAGAAAAAGAACTTGGCAACCTTACTTTATTGGACATGGAAACAATGTATCGATTAAATGAAGTATCCGCAAAAGTTCAGGCGAAATACAAAATCAAAGCACAGGCTTTGAGTATATGCAAAATGTTGGAAATTGTGAATAATGTATTGGAGGGAAGTAAAGATGGCACAGAAGTACAGGCTTAATACAAGGCAAAAGAAAGCTAAGTTTTTAAAAGCATTGGAAGCAAGGATGCTGAATGTTACCGCAGCTTGTGAAGCTGTAGAAATCTCACGCTCCATTGCTTATAAATGGAAATCGAATGATCCAGATTTTGCCGAAAAATGGAAAGAAGTAGAAGAAAGTTTCTATGATAAGCTAGAAACGACAATGTTTGCTAAAGCTTTGACGGAACAAGATAACACCATGCTTATTTGGTTAAGTAAGACTAAAATGAAGCATCGCGGTTACGTTGAAAAAGTAGAGCAAGATTTGAATATTAATCCATTTGAGAAATTAATGCAAGAATTGCCAGACGATGAAGAATGAGCAAAGATGACAAGTCTATAAGATACATGAAAGCATGGCGGGAGGATTGGTGCAAATTCGCTCATGATGTTCTTCATTCAAGGTTAGACAAGGAGCAACAAGCCATTCTTCAATCCGTTCAGCATAATCCAATGACTGCTGTAGCGTCAGGCACGGCAAGGGGAAAGGATTATATTGCGGCTTGTGCATCTATGTGTTTTATGTATCTTACTCCACGTTGGAAAGAAGGTAAGTTAGTTAAGAATACCAAGATTGCCATGACAGCTCCTACAGCCCGTCAGGTTCAAAATATCATGATACCTGAAATATCCCGCTTATTTAGAAATGCAGGGTTCTTGCCCGGACGCTTATTGTCTTCCGGCATTAAAACTGATTACGAAGAGTGGTTTCTAACTGGGTTTAAAGCTGGTGACGACAATACAGAAGCATGGTCTGGTTTCCATGCTGTAAATACCATGTTTGTTGTTACTGAAGCTTCCGGTATATCAGAAGCGACTTACAACGCTATTGAGGGTAACTTACAGGGTAATTCTCGCTTTCTCATAGTGTTCAATCCTAATGTTACTACTGGTTACGCAGCTCGTGCCATGAAGTCTGACCGTTTTGCAAAATTCAGACTTAGCTCTCTAAATGCAGAAAATGTAGTAAAGAAGCAAATAGTAATACCCGGTCAAGTGGATTATGAATGGGTTAAGGACAAGGTGATAAATTGGTGCTCCCCCATTCAGCGAACAGATTTCAACGAGGGAGAAGGCGATTTCAATTGGGAAGGTAAGCTATACCGGCCTAACGATTTGTTTCGCGTCAAGGTACTTGGTATGTTCCCGAAAGTTTCTGAAGATGTGCTTATTCCTTATGAATGGATAGAAATAGCAAACAGGAATTGGCAGGAATTACAGGCAAGCGGTTTCATCCCAGCCAAATCTTGTAAGCTAGGTGTTGACGTTGCCGGTATGGGACGCGATAATAGTGTGCTTTGTCCGCGATACGGTAACTACGTTTCTCAATTTGAAGTTCATCAATCTGCCGGACGTGCGGATCACATGCACGTAGTAGGTATGACGATTCCCTACCTGAAGAAGAAAGGAGCAAAAGCGTTTATTGATACTATCGGTGAAGGAGCTGGAGTATATTCCAGGCTACTAGAAGAAGAGTGTAGGAATGCTTTTTCTTGTAAATATTCCGAAGGTGCAGATGGCTTACACGATATTACTGGCGAATATGAATTTGCCAATATGAGAGCATACCTATATTGGGCTTTACGTGACTGGCTCAATCCTAAAAATGGTTTTGGAGCTGCTCTCCCACCCTGCGATCAACTAATGGAGGAAGCTACCGAAACCAAGTGGAAATTCCTTAGTAATGGAAAGATTATCATTGAGCCTAAAGAAGATGTCAAGAAACGTATCAAACGTTCTCCTGACTATATGGACGCATTAGCGAATACGTTTTATCCTAGAGATTACAACTTTATTAGTGATGAAGAGTTGCTCAAAGATTTTTTGTAGTTGTGTTTCTTTTAGTACCTTTGCGTTTGAAAACACTTCTTTTTGGTGTTTTCATTGCTCTTATGTGCGCTGGCTTGTGAAAGTCGGCGCCATTTTTGTTTTATAGCAAAAGTTAAATATTTGATTATGAACGAATTACGCCTAAAATAATTGAATAAACATTTGGTTAACTCACTGATAATGAGTATCTTTACAATACTAAAAGAAACCAATAATACTAACAATTAAAACATAAGAGCAATGAAAAAAGAAGAATGGATGAATAAAGAAAAAGAGTTGCAAGCTAAATTTGATGAAGCCCAAGCTAAATTTGATGCAAATCCCTGTACGAAAACAGCAACAACACTCTCTAATGCAAGAGAAGAACTCAAAAAACATAATAGAAATGGATACGATGGCCGTGACAAAGAACATAGTCGAAGATTAGCTAAAGAAATAGCACAAATTTTCGCTTATGCAAATGGTCAATCAGAAACTCTTCCAGCTTTTTAATTCCGATATTACAATGAAACATTCAAAAGAACAAATAAAAGAAATTATGTTGTCCCTATACCAACAACTTGGTGGACATAAATTTGTAGTTATGACGGGTTCAGAATTTACCGGTTATATGGAAAATGAATCTGGCAACATGGAGCAGATTATTAAATTGAGCAGGAACAAATCTGGCGCGGATAAATTAATCGTCACTTATGAAGAAGGTAAGGATGTTTATTCTATGAGATTCATCAAATCCTCGAAATTCAACAAAAGGACCTTCTCTTTCTCTGAAACTGAAGAGATCTACTTTACGAGCGATATTTATTCTGAACAGTTGCAAGAAGTGTTTACACAAGTGACAGGTTTATATACTCATCTTTAAAACAGGTTTTAATGAAAGCAACAATTATCCAACAAAGAACAATAGAAAAATTTATCATGTCAGAGTTTGTACAAGGTAATTTGGATACGAAAGAACAAGTAAATTGTATGCTTCTTCTGATTCAGAAAAAAATGAATATGTCAGTAGAGCAAGCGAGTAACTTTATGAGAAATGCAATTGGTATCAACGCTTAAATATACGATTATGACAAAAGAACAATGGATTCACCATAAAAACGTAATGTGTGAAATTAGCCTAAATTTTCATTTTGCTTGGCTCGCCAACCCTAGCCCGTTGAGATCAAGATTGTACAATAACCACTGTAAAATGTTTTTCTATTAGCATACACGATTATGAAAGTATATGATATAAATGGAAATATAGTAGCAGAAGGCTACTTAGTACCCAATCCTAATTTCATTTCCAAAGGTGAATACAAAGAAACAGAACTGGATTATCAAAAGAAGAAAGCTGATATGTTGATAACTTCAATTGATGGAGGTTTCTATGAAATCAGTTTACCTAAAAGTACTACACTCCGCCAGAAAATAAATAAAGACATACAAGGATATGGCAGAAACGTAAAAAGGTATAATGAAGATATAATTCATGTAACAGAAAAAGTTCTAAGGATTTTGCAAACTAAATATACTATAATGTGTGACTTTTAAAAGATACATATATGAATGAAACAATAGAACAACAGATCAAACGGTTAGAGTTTTGCCGTGATTGTATCGTACTTGATTACAATGCTGGGAGAGAAGAATACAATCGCCTTGAACAGATGATTGAAGATTTAAAACAAAAGAAAGCAAAGTTGAAATGAAGAAAATAGTAATAGACGGGGTTATTTATCATATTAAAAATAAGGACTTCAAAAAACTAGAATCTCTTGTTGCTTCCATGCAAATAGCACCCACAGACGAAGAACTTGAATATTACCGAAAGTACATAGAATATTGCGAGAATGTTAAATCAAAGCATGGAGATGGTATGCCTGTAGATGGAGTTTATTCTACTAATGGATAATGATATGAGTAAAGAAAAGCATATATGGGATATAGTCAGTTGTATATTAAGTAACTTTGGAGAAGAAAATGACGGAATATCCATACACGAATCCGAAGATACAGAGAACGATGGACTTCACAGAAAGATTTATACTCATCATGGATACTGCTTCGAATTATCATGCTACACCGATTGTGAATCAAAGGATATAGATAATGTGGAAGATGGTTGTGCTTATTGCTTTAGTGAACCGTGGGAAGGATTCAATGAAGCCGGTATTGATAAAGCGATTAAGATTTTAGAAAATATAAGTAATAGAAAATAAATCTATGACACAAAATCGGTTTGATATATTTGAAAAAGTACTCCTCCTTTATGGAGAATACGTCTTACTCAATCTTTATTCTTCTGCTAAAGTTATGGAAAGATATGAGGATTGCGCTATCATGAGAGATTTAATGAAGAAGTACAATATTGATGAACGTGATGATATACAAGATTGGCAGGCTGAATTATGGCGTTGTGGATATTCTGGTGAGATTGCTGTCATTAATTTCCCTTATTACATGCATGAAGCTATCAAATTAGTTGGATATTTATAAATAAAAGTGATATAAATTACGCGACTTTTATTATATTTGCACCAAGTAAAAACGAATATTAAGTAATATTCTACTCAAATGGACGAAATCACCTCTATCTTAGACAGTACGCGGCCCGTTGATAACATAATCAACGATTTGAAAGAAAAGTCTGTAACAGTCCCCTCATGGGATAAACTTCTCAAAGACTACGAACCAACAGAACATGATATAGTATCTGACACAGTTACCCGTAAAGATAAGATCCGATCTAATGGAGATACAGAAAAAGCTTCCCGTATCTACATCGGACTTGAAAAACTCCTCACCAAGCGAATGACTGAATTCATGTTCGCTATCCCGGTTAAACGTGTATATCACAATATAGAAGACAATGAAACCCGCCAAAGTATTGCGAAAGCGATTGAAGCGATATATAAGTATGCCCGTATTGACAGTGAGAATATTAAGCGAGGCAATGCTTACTTTGCTTCATGCGAAGTGTTCACCATTTGGTACACAGTTGAGAATCCCAACACTCTATACGGCTTTAAAAGTAAATATAAGCTAAAATGCAAAACCTACTCACCAATGGACGGTGTTAGCTTATACCCTCTACTTGATGAGCTTGGCGATATGATCGCAATGTCTTTTGAATACACAAAAAAGGTCAAAAATGAAGAAGTTACGTATTTCGAGACATACACGGCAAACATTCATTATAAATGGAAACAACAGGGAAACGGTTGGGAATTAGTTAAATCAGAGCCGGTCGTTATTCTGAAAATACCCGGAGTATACGTTTATCGTCCTGTTCCCATTTATCACGGTCTTTCCTATATCAGAAAAGAAATCGAATATACCCTTTCACGCAATAGCGATGTCATAGCATATAACTCCGCTCCTATCCTAAAAATAGCAGGTGGCATAAAAGGAGGAGAAGATAAAGGAGAAAGCCGTAGAGTTTACCGAGTAGAACAAAACGGGGACGTGTCCTATGTTTCATGGGCACAATCTATCGAGGCGTTAAAATATCATGTCGATACCCTTGTTAAGTTGTTCTGGTCACAATCACAAATGCCGGATATTTCCTTCGAAAACATGAAGTCTCTTGGCAATATCGGATTTGATGCAAGGCAGACTTTACTTACTGACGCTCATTTAAAGGTTGGAGATGAAAGTGGTGCATGGATAGAAGCATTTGAACGTGAATGTAGCGTAATCAAAGCCTTTCTAAAAATGATGAATGTTTCTTGGAAAAATGAAGTAGACAATGTTGAGGTTGAGCACATCATAACTCCGTTTATCCAAAATGATGAAAAGTCAGAAATAGAAAAATGGGTTACAGCAAGTGGTGGAAAAGCAGTTGTCAGCCAATTAGAGGCCATCAAGAACTTAGGTATCTCTACTGATCCACAAGAAACTCTTGCCCAAATCCAAAAAGAAGATGCAGATGCTTCCAGAAGCAGGATAAGCAATATATTCGAAGAACCGGAATAACAATCTAAAATATAAATATTATGGCAAAAACTGATGTACTAAAATTTAGTAAAGAAAAACAGGGCTATTCCTGTGAGTTTACTTCTGTTGGGAAATGTGTAATACAGATAGACAGAGAGAAGAGTGGCACACTTAGTATATACGCAAAGTTGGAAGGAATGGATTATGCGCTATTGTATCAATACCCTGCCGCTCAATTCAATGACAATATGATTTTTGAGCTTGACGTACAAAAGGGGCTTTCTATCAGGATGCTAAGTTCGGTGGGTGTCATGAGTGCAAAGATGGCTTATGAAGAGGAAGATGTTTAATTTGTAAATAAATATACTATCATGAAAAAGTACATTAGCACAAAACAGATTGAAGCAGAACCTATGACATTAGGCGAAGCTTGCCGTAAAGGTTTGGTAAAAAGTGAAATAGGAGAGCATGAATCTTGCAAGCTTGGATATCACACTCGTGCTGAATATGGCTATGAAAGTTGGTCCCCCAAAGAATTGTTTGAAGAATCATATCGAGAAGTCAAGAAAGAAACTCCTATGTGTTTCGGTGATGCTATCGAAGTTTTGAAGCAAGGTGGGGCTATCCGTAGAAACGGCTGGAACGGCAAAGGCCTGACGGTATTCAAGCAAGTGCCTGCACATATTGAAAGCGATACCATTCCCAAGATGCAATCGCTTCCTCAATCAGCAAAAGACCTTATTCTGAAAGGAAAAGGTTTTATTGACTATACAAGCCAATGCCTTATCTATAACGAGAATACGGGACGTGCTGATTCGTGGGTACCATCCATCAGTGATGTGTTTGCAGAAGACTGGGAAATTGTACAATAGCCTATCTGCCAAGCTGTAAAAAAGGTTAAAGCAGCGTAAGCAGATGTTTACGCTGCTGGCTTAAAACTTAAAATCATGAAGACAAAAATATCAAACTGGCTTATTAGATTAGCAGAAAAAATCAATCCACAAGAAAGATTGAGTAGTATTGAACGAGTTGATAACTACGAAGCAAAGAAGCTTGGTATCTGCCTTGCCCGAACTAAAAAAGAAATCAAGGATTACCGGAAAAAGAAGAAACTTGATGAAGGTTGGTCTAATCGAAAATCAGATGAAATGTTCATCAAAGAAGTAAAGGATGAAGTTCGCCAATCAATTGTAAGCTCAATCAACCAGAGGGGGCTAATAGAATACTCCGTTGAGAAAATTGGTGATGAACTCCGTGTTACCGGTGAAATCAAAGTATATATAAAAAAAGAATAATATGCAGGTTCCTATAGATAACATAACTTTTAGCGAAAGTGAATATCATCGTGGAGACAAGATCTGGAAAGCTCAAACACTCTACGATTTTGCTAAGGCAAAAGAATATCCAGTGCTTGATATGCCACTATGGAATATAGACCTTACAGCTGAACCATTTGAATGTAATCAGCTTCACAGTTTCATTTTTCAATGCAAACGGGTGAATCAATGTTCTCTTGAATATCCTATTATCCTTGACGAAGTAGGTCAAATTGCTGATGGCTACCATCGTTTATGTAAAGCGATATTGGAGGGAAAGGAAACAATTAAAGCTATCCGATTATTGGAGATGCCAGCACCTGATAGAATTTCGGAGGAATAAATATGAAAAAGCATACTAGAGTAGTTACAGTGGAATACGTAGTACAGGATTGTCCTATCTGTGGTAAGATTATAGTAAAACACCACCTCTACCCTACCGACGACAAGGATAAGAAAAAGCAAATGAAATAATGGCAAAACCCAAGATTCCAAATCAGAAAAAGAAGTACCAAGAACTCAACGGGAGATTAAACAGATATGTAGCCCTCGTTGAGCAAATATACGACACCCTGAATTTGGAAGCTGCCAAAGCCGTTTCACGTACTAAATATTCCCCTGATAGCGATAAGCCGTTTAAATGGTCTGACTACCCTCAAACTAAAAAGCAAATTGACGATATACAGAAGCACTTTGTAGAGGATATAAACGCAACTATCTATCGCGGTACTACCGAAGAATGGAAGAACAGTAATGAAGCACAGGATTTAATAGCAAACAAAGTATTAATAGCTTATAACGCCCAAGTTGACAGAGAGAAATATAAAGTTTTGTATCAAACAAATTCAGGTGCTTTGAAAGCATTCCAGAACCGAAAAGATAAAGGATTCAATATATCTGCAAAACTCTGGCAGCAATCTATGATCTACAAAGAAGAACTAGAGGCTGCGATCTCATGCGCTATTCAAAAAGGAACCAGCGCTGTTACGTTGAGTAAGCAAATAAGTAAGTATCTTCTTGATTTCCCGTTACTGCAAAAAGATTACAAAGACAGATATGGCAGTGCTGAACATATACAAGATTGTGAGTATCGTTCCATACGTCTAGCTCGTTCAGAAATAAACATGGCTTATAGAACAGCCGAAAACGAAAGATGGAAACAAATGGATTTCGTAGTCGGATATGAAATAAAACTAAGTTCTTCTCATCATAGTCGTATGCCACATGGAGACATTTGTGACACACTTGCCGGTAAATATCCTAAAGACTTCACCTGGACAGGATGGCATCCGAATGATTTATGTTATAAAGTTCCTATCCTCAAAACAGAAGAAGAATTCTGGGAATGGGATGGACGAAGCGATGTTTCCACAGAAAGTATAAATGAAGTAAAGGATGTTCCTGACGAATTCAAAAAATGGGTACTCGAAAACCATCAAAAGATCGAGAAAGCCCAGAAAAGAAACACCCTACCTTATTTTTTGAGAGATAACAAATCAATTGTTCAAAATATAAATACCGAGAATTCAGCTAAAGAGCTTGTTAATCGTGCTTCTTTAGTCGGGAATGAGGTACAAAGTTTAGCGGAATCCATAGCTAAAAAGAATAAAGGATTTGTAACGCCAATCAATTACAAAAGCATCTCATCAATAACAAGAAAGGTTACAACGGAAGGTATAACTCCATACGATATAAAAGACGCAGTTAGGACGACAATTATAGTCCCCAGATCACAAATAGATCAAGTATTAAACGAACTGTCTGAAAGCGATTCGTTTGTACGACTGAAAAGGCAAAAACCGGAATCCTTTATGGGATATAGTGGCAATATAGTCAATATCCAAACATCTAACGGATTAATTGCCGAAATTCAAGTTAATACAGAACGTATGATTTATGCCAAAGAAAAGCCGGAAGACGCAAAAAGAATTCTTGGAGAAAAACGTTGGAAAGAAATACAGAAGCAAACAGGTATGGAAGGAGGATTAGGACATAAATATTATGAAGAATGGCGAGTATTAGACAAAGCTGATAAAAAGGCACAAAAAATAGTTGAAAAATCAATTGAATATTATAGTCATTTCCAATAAAAATCACTATCTTTACATATAAAAATGAACCAAAAGGAATTATATAATAAATTACAGTCAGGTGAAACGGTTTATTTACTTGACGATTTTGAGGAAGCAGTTATCCGTTTACATCTCGATAACGGTCAAACAAAATCGTATATAAAACATCGTGGGCGTAACGAGATAGAAATTCCACAATCCAATGAAACAGTTTGTAATATAATTCTTGGCGGAAAAGAAATTTCAAAATCAGAATATGACAGATATTAGTACTTTATTAGAGAAAGCGCTTCATATAGCAACAGATGCGCATATTTATCAAGTTGACAAGGCAGGAATGCCTTATATACTTCATCCTATCCGCGTCGCAAATAAATGTTCTACAGATAACGAAAGGATTGTTGCTTTGCTGCATGATACGATAGAAGATACTGAAGTTACCGCTGATTTTTTACTAATGGGAGGATTCCCACAATATATTGTTGATGCTATTATTTCAGTTACTCGTAATAAAGGAGAAAGTTACGAAGATTTTATAAAACGTTCTAAGCTTAACCCTATAGGAAGACAAGTTAAATTGCATGACTTGGAAGACAACATGGATATAACACGTTTGAACGAACTTACAGAGAAAGATATTTACAGATTAAACAAATACCTAAAAGCATATAGATACCTAAAGGAATAGCCTAATTAAATGCCTTTCATTCAGGCAAATCCAAACATTTACTTTTTATATACTTTAACACTAAAAGTGATTGAGTTTACGCCACTTTTACTACTTTTGTATCAGATGCGTATGAAGACGTACGCCACAGAACTTGTCGTAAAAACTCATTGCTCTATTGTTTGGTAAAGTTCTAAGCGAATAGTCTGCTGGTATACGTACTTCGCAGACTATTTTAGTAACCAAAACATTGTACAATGGACAGAAAACAACAAGTGTTTCTAAAATTGAAACCGAAAGTGAAGGCATTCGGGTTCAATAAAAAGGAATTGATGAGTGTCGCTGCCAAGATTGCCGACAATCTAACTTCCACAGACGATGCCTCCGATGAGGACGTAAACGCAGAAATTGATACAGCTATTGATGCGGTTCTCCCCTACCTACAAGTCAGCCAGTCTTTTGCAAATCGAGTAATCGAAGAAAACCGTAAAAAGAATGACGACGACGATGAAACCGATGACGACGATGACGACGAGTCATCAAATTCCACTAATCGCCAGCCGGGTTTAAACAAAAAGAATTCCCAAAACAAAGGAAAGAATGATGCCCCCGATTGGGCTAAAAGTATGATGCAAACCATTGAAGCTTTAACAGGCAAAATCTCCGCATTAGAGGGAGAAAAGCTAACAGCTTCTCGAAAATCAAAACTTGAAGCTCTTTTAAAAGATGCTGGTACATTCGGAACTCGCACATTGAAATCCTTCAATAAAATGAAGTTTGAAAATGATGAAGAGTTTGAAGAATTCTATTCCGAAGTTGAGGAAGATTTGAAATCTTACAACCAAGAACGTGCCGACGCAGGACTATCTAGTTTGGGGAATCCTCCAGGTGCAGGAAGTAAGAAACAAGAAAAAAATGAAGTATTAACTGACGAAGAGGTCATAGCAATAGCTAAAGGCCTTTAATCAAAAACAAATTAAAAATGGGCGCAAAAGCTGATTTAGTCAACGAACAAGAAACAATCCTAACCGGAATGGATTCGATTGTTATTCGTAACTATTTGGGCGGAATTATGAATGGCCGGACGTTAGACATGACTGGATTTAAGCAGTCTGTAATCAAAGCCGGGCACATCGTTATCCGCGATACAGAGAACGATACTTATAAGCCGATGCCTGTTAATTCTGCAGGTACAGCTTACGATTCATTACCATCCAATCATGAGTATGTTGGCGTAGTAGTTTGTTCAAAACCTGCCGACAAACCATTTGTAGGCATTATGTATGCTGGTGAAGTTAATGATGTGGCAAGTCCTTATTCTGTTGACAGCATCAAAGCTGCATTAAAAACGGCATTGCCACAACTCGTTTTTTTACACGATTAAAAGGAGGTGAAAGATGAATGAATCATTGTTTATTGAATTTGTAAGAAGAATATGGCCTAAATTAAGCCTGTATGTGAAAGAAAAGATCAATGATACAAACAAGACATTGACCTATCTTCACAAAACGATGCTTACTAAAGTGTACTCCCCCGATCAGAAATGGGAAGGCACATCTGCCAATACTACGTATGTCGCTGCTGATATGGTGGCTATGGACTCTCCGCTTTCACCTAAAAAGCGAGATTCTATCGCACGGTCAAACGGAGAATTACCTAAGATCGGAATTAAAAAGATTCTAAGAGAGACTCAAATTAATGCTATCAACATTATGAGAGCTCATTTATCCAACGCTAGCACGGATGCAGCTAAGAAATCTGTTCTTAACCGCATAATCACTCGTATGTTGGACGATGGAACAGCTTGTTCTATTGGTATTGATGAGAGAAATGAAGCAAATTTCCTTACAGGACTATCCGATGGTGTCATCATTGTTGAGGGTGACGATGATAAAAATACTGGTATAGGTCTCCGTGTTGATTATGGTTATTTACCAGAACATAGCTTTGGGGTTGTTACTACCGGTGAAGTTACAGGAGATGATATTGAAAGAGTTATAAGTAAAGCTAACGATGACGGTAACAGTATTTCAGTTATTATGCTGGCTTTATCTACATATAACAAAATGCGTCAATCTCAATGGGCTAAAGAACTAGCCGCAAATTATCGTGGTCAAACCTTTGATAATGATACTAAACTTCCGGTTCCTACATCTACTTTATTTGACGAAGCGTTTTCGGATCAATATGGTGGCATTTCGTTCTTGAAAGTTGACCGTTCTGTTACCTATGAGAAGAATGGGAAAAGGGTTTCTTATAAGCCGTGGAATGCAAACAAACTTATATTCCTCCCTTCCGCTGATAATGTAGGTTCTTTTGTATGGGGAACTTTGGCTGAAGCAACTAATCCCGTTAATGGAGTGGAATATACTACTATTGACGAATATAAGTTGATTAGCCGCTACTCTAAAACAGACCCGCTGCAGGAATTTACAAACGGGCAGGCTATCTGCTTACCGGTTATCGAAAACGTAGATCAAATCTATTCTTTGGATATACTGGAAGCCCAAACAGTAGACGCAACAGAAGAAGGGAAAGATACTTCTGATGTTAAGATTACAATTTGGGGAGCAACTTACAAAAAGCCGGAGTTTGTGACGGAATATAACAAGATTGCAGGCAAGAACCTTACTTCCACCGTTTCCGATGATAAGCTAATCGCAGCAGTCAACAGATTAAGTGACGCAGACGAAGAAGCATTGAAAAAGGCGGTTGAATCTCATAAAGCATCGTAAACCATGAAGACAATTCAGCAAGCCCTCATAGACGAAATACATTATCCGATCCCTATCGGTTTTGTAGAGAATGTGATGATTAAACGTAATCTCAATGGTGATGATGAGTTTAATTACGACATAGCTCATTCTAACGAATATCAGGGAGCTCTAGCTGATTGTCTTTGGTCTTTGGTTCAGGCTATCAATTTCTCTGAAGCAGACAAGTCCTTCGGGGCTTTGTCTGATAAAGACAAAGAACGAATACTATTACGTGTTAACTCCATCTACAATACTATTGGTGAGCCTTCAGTAGAACTGGAAGCAAAACCAATGGTATATGTGGGTGATTGTTTGTTGTAGTATGGCAGTAGCAAATAGAAATCCACATCGTTTACAATACCTAGTGGCTGTACCTGGCTATGAAGATGAAAATGGAAATTATCATCCCGGTTCATCTGAATGGAAGGGCTCAATCCCTTGTGATGCAGTACCTTCCGGAAAGGCAGAAGAAAGGGAGTTTGAAGACGGTGTTGTAAGAAGCTATTCATATACGGTTTGTCTTCCAAGTAATTGTCAGACCTTTACTATTGGAGACAGGGTTAAAATAAATCTGCTCGGAGGAATTGAAAGAGAATTTGAAGTAAAAGGTTTCCATCGTTACCAACTTCAGTGTAAAATTTGGGTTTAAAATATGGGAATAAAATTATCCGGCAAGCTGGACGAAATACATAAGGCTTTAATGAAAGAAGCGGAACGCGTAGAAACACTAACAATACGTGCTTTAGCTTATCTTGGAGAGCAATGTGTACGAAGAATCCGAGATCGTCCCGGAGAAAAGAGCTGGTTTGACCAGTCCGGTAATCTTAGAAGTTCTGTTGGATATATTATTTCCCATAATGGCAACATAGTTTCAAGCCACGGTTTTGACAGTAGCATGGGGAAAGCATCCCATACAAAACAAGTTGAATATGTTACTAAAGATGGCAAAAAAGTTTCATTTACAGCACGTGTCAAAGCCGGAGGTCAGGAAGGTGCAAAAGCCGGGAAAGACCTTGCCGAAGAACTCATAAAAAGGTATTCTAATGATTATGTACTTGTCATTGTTGCCGGAATGAATTACGCTGAATATGTAGAAGCGATGGATAATAAAGACGTACTTGCATCAACGGAATTATGGGCGACAGACAAAATTCCTCAAATGCTTGAAAAGCTAAAAAGACAGATTGCTAAATAATGAAATCAGACATTGAAATACAGAAGTTCGTTTACCACAAGATTAAGGGAACAAACCTTGAACAGAATGTTTCTGGTAAATTGAGTGACAGAGGAAGACCCAATAAATCAGATAAGGAAGATATAGTTATATCTGTTCTTGCTAATGAAGGATGCGGTCAGCTCCAGAGAGCTTATGTTAATGTCAATGTATATGTCAGTGACCAATGGAATGAAGAAACAAAATCGTGGGAAAAGAATACTCAACGCGTAGGTGAACTATGTGAATTATGCAAGTTCCTTGTTTTTATACGCAAAGATGAGTATCATACAGTTCCTTCAAAATGCAGTCAGAAAACTAATTCCACAGGCATTCCTTTTGAAGACGGACATACCGAGCATTTCATCAATAACAAACTGTATATTGAAATAAATAACGAATAAGTATTAACTATATTAAGTGATATAGAACTATGGCAGTAATCGGATGGGGTAAACCCCGAATTTTCGTAAAAGACTTGGATGCTACTTCACCCAAATGGGAAGAGCTTCCTACACCTGTGGAAGATTCCACACAGTTGACAACAACAAAAGGCGACAAGCAAGAAGCCAAAATTGAAGGCGGAGAAAATGAAGACGTCAAGTATGGTAAAAACACCTATGCCCTAGTACTCAACATACGTGCGGCAAAAGGGCGCAAAAGACCTATCAGCGACAGTGATGGCGTAGTTGCTCACAATTATGCTGTTGCGCTACAACCGGAAGATCCTGAAGTTCCCGGATTTTGCATGGAAAAGACAACGGTATCAGTTGAAGACACGTTTACCAGTGCCGATGGTGGTGTTTGGGCATATACATTTGATGCCTTAAAATCTGCTGCTGATAAGAATCAAGTCCAATGGGGTAAAATTATTGTTACTCCTACAACAGGATCGCCTATTACAAAAATTGAGTGTGACCCAGATGACGAAGATGGTGATGGAGACAAGTTTGAAGTCGCTCCGAATTCCGGCATAGGCTAAGCATAGGCTAATAGGCTGCAATAGGTATAGTTTTTATAGAGAATAGTGCATCTATTAGGTGGATGCACACTTGCGGATTAAGCACACACGGGCGTGCGTCGCTCTACCAGAGTGAAGGGGATGGTGCAGGCCCATCAATCCGCTCTAAAAATCATGAGTTGATTTGTTTTCATGTCTGAAATTGGCAGTCTGTGAAGATAGCCATTTTATTTTCTAAAAGTAATAGTATATGGTCGGAAATAGAAAAATAATAGAAATGAATATCGCTGATACCATAATGGAAAGACCATACGGCTTTCGGGTCAATAAGCGACATTTTTATCTATATCCAATAACTTTGGGCAAAACATATCTACTTTCAAGGCTCATTGAAAACCTTGATATGAAGGCTGATATTATTAAAACAAACCCGTATATGGAAGCATTAAGATTATGCCAAGAAAAAAAAGAGATTGTTTGCCAGCTATTATCTTACCATACACTCAACAAGAAAGAAGAACTATTTAATAACAGAATTGTAAATAGCAGATGCCAGTTTTTGAGGAAAAATCTTTCAAATGAAGAAATGGCTCAACTTCTTGTTATGGTTCTTACTAAAGATAATACAGATGAGTTTATCAAATATTTCGGGATTGACCGGGAACGTAAAGAACTAGCTAAAGTTTCAATGATAAAAAACAAGAAAGGCAATTCCATCACTTTTGGCGGTAAAAGCGTATTTGGTTCTTTAATATTACCAGCATGTGAAAAACTCAACATGACTCCACAGCAGATTGTATGGGAAATTAGTTTTTCATTTCTTCAAATGTTGATGGCAGATGCTATTACTTCCGTATATCTTACTGATGAAGAAAAGAAAGAAGCCCGTATTTCCAATGACAGGACATTTGTCAATGCAGACGACCCCAAAAACATGGAAAAGATAAAAGCTATGAGATGGGACTAAATACGACAAATAGAACAAAAACTGAAATAGAAGGCAAAAAAAACACGAGGGTTATACAAAAGCCCTCGTGATTTATAGGACAAACAGGACAATACAATTAAAACTAGTTATCTCTTACGAATATATAAGAAGTTTCACCCCTATCTATTCTAAGTTTCGTATTGGATTGGTCAAGAATCCCCCTCCATGATTCGTTTTCGTTAGAAAGTTCTATATTACTATTATCTCTATGAAAAGATAATGTTCTATTATTTTTTGATAATTCCTGCTCTTCTTTTAAACTAATATAGGAACGAACAATTAGGCTATATGTATAATTTCCATCCAGTGGCAATACTAATATATCTCCAGCTGTAGAAGCCTGATATATTCCATATGCTTTAACGGTAATACCAACGTGTGTTGTTCCATATAATGTGCCAATATAAGTTCCTCCTTCAAATTTATAATCTGTTTTCTCTATCTTACTTTTTACATTTTGAACGTATTTGAAGGTATTTTCGTTCAATACACATTTATCTACTTGAAAAGTTAGGAAAGCATTGGTATGACTTGTATGACCAGCCTTCATACACAAATCTATTGTTTCGATATTTTCCGAAATCTCCTTTTCATTCATTGTATATTTTAAAGAAGGACAAATGTTTAAAATGTAATCAAGCTGATGCTTGTTTTCGTAATTTTCATATTCTTCTAGCTCATGTTCTATATCATTCTTGCATATCCATGAGGTATTAGATAATACATCATCTATTCCATCCTTTTCCCCATCATTATCAGAAGAACAAGAAAAAAATACAGAAAACAATAATGGAAACAAAATCTTCTTCATTTTGCAGTGTGTTTAATTGTTACTACTCTTCATTGCTATTTTAAGTGCTTCTTCAAGTCTATCCGCATATTTGAATATGTCATCTATACTATCAATTAGAATCCAGTCGCAGTTTTTGTACTTATCTACCGGTATTCCAATTCGTTTTTTTCTTGCACCAATGGAAATGCGGCATATCCAGAACCATTCGCTGTTATCAAGATTAACGACAAAATATGTTTTATAGTCTTTATAAGTTATACGTGCGGCATCTATGCTTTTTCTTAAGATACTCCTCACAATATTGTAGGCGTCCAATTCTTCCTGTGTAGTTATAATACCGGAGTCCTTGTCCATGTACACAACTCCTTCCGGGAGTTTATCGTCTATATCTTGTCGGGGAGAATCTGGCAAACTTCCCTCTTCGAAAACTGAATCATCAGCCTGTTCATCGTTCTTCATTGCTGTATTAAGCCTGTCAGATATTATGTCATTGACAACACTAGACATTGATTTCTTCACAAGTGGCGTGAACATCTCAACAACTTTCTGGGTTATTTGCCCTGTTGTGTATACCTGTTTAGCAAAGAATTTCACAAAATCTGATGACGGTGAAACAAATTCACTATTCAATATTGTCTTTATTTCTGTCGTGTATTTAAGTTCGTTTGCAGTACTTAAAATATCATTTTCATTGTAATAAGATTTGTGAAATTTCTTCAACTGTTCTATATCTGTATCCGAAAGTTCCAGCATATTCACAACAAGAAAAGGTTTCTCATCCATAATGTTTACCTTTTCCAGATCAGTATAAAAACGATATTCTATACCATTAGTAAGCACTCCGAAACGTGCATTAGAAGCGACAAAATACTTTTGTAATTGAGTATCATGCAAGTTTAAATCTTGTTTACAATGTTTGCACTCAATAAGAAGAATCGGATTTTCATCCTTCATTATAGCATAATCTATCTTCTCCCCTTTCTTCTTTACTAAGTCGCAATCCATTTCAGGCACAACCTCAAAGGGATTAAAAACATCGTAGTCTAAAGCAGCTATCATTGGCATAATGAAAGCATTTTTTGTTGCTTCTTCTGTAGCTATCCTATCTTTCTGTTTCTTTATATTGTCAGATAGCTGCATGATTTTATCTTTAAAATCCATTGCTCTATTTATATTGTTGTATATGTGCAAATATATTTAATATACCAATGCAAACAAAATTAAAGATAAAAAAATAAACTTTTAAGGATGTTTTAATAACAAATATAGCACTACAAAGAAGCATATTTTGTATATTTGCAATGCCGTGTGATGTTGCACGGAACTATTTCTATCGAAAAGACTTATGGCTGGATTACACTTCGATATTACCGGTGACAACTCCAACTTTATACGCAAACTACACGAGTGTGAAAACGGAGTAAAAAACGCTTCCAAACAAATAGAACAAAGCGGGTTAGGCATTGAAGATTTGTTTAACCGTATGACTAAAGCTGCTGCCGCCTTTGGAGCAGGTTTTACCGCTAAAGAATTAATCTCAAATATTGCGAAGGTTCGCGGAGAATTCCAACAGCTAGAAGTCGCATTTAGAACAATGCTTGGCAGTGAAGATAAGGCAAATGCCCTCATGCAGCAACTTGTAAAGACAGCAGCCACTACCCCATTCGACCTTCAAGGCGTAGCAAATGGAGCTAAACAACTTCTTGCTTATGGAGAAAATGTTGAAAACGTAAATGACGATTTAATACGTTTAGGAAACATTGCTGCCGGTCTATCTCAACCTCTCGGAGACATCGTTTATCTTTATGGTACTACTATGACCCAAGGTCGTCTATATACACAAGACCTGAATCAATTCACAGGGCGTGGTATTCCTATGATTCGCGAATTGGCAAAAGTGTTCGGAGTAGCCGAAGGAGAAGTAAAAAGTTTAGTTGAAGCAGGAAAAGTAGGATTTCCAGAAGTCCAGAAAGTTATCCAGAACCTTACAAATGAAGGAGGAATGTTCTACAACCTTATGCAAGAACAGTCCAAGACAATCACTGGTCAGATTTCCAATATAGAGGATGCAATTTCTACCATGTTTAATGAAATAGGGAAAGCTAATGAAGGTATTATTAATGATGCTTTATCCGGAGTTTCCTATCTTGTTGAAAACTATGAGAAAGTAGGACGAATATTAATAGAAATCGTAGGGACCTACGGGGCATATCGCACCGCTTTAATGGTAACTAATGCCTTGCAAGCTTTACAAGCATCAGGTATTACAGCTTTAACAGCTAAAGAAGCAGCTCACTATGGATGGTTAGTCTTGACAAAAAAAGCGCAAGATGCATTGAATTTATCAATGCTGAAAAATCCCTATGTATTAGCAGCTGCTGCTATCGCGGGATTGGCATACGGCATTTATAAACTTGCCACTGCAGAAAGTGAGACAGAAAAAGCCATCCGTGAAACAAATAATGCTCTTGAAGCTCAAAAAAGCCACTACGACGATCTGAAAAATAAAGCAGGAGAACTTTCCAATATTCTAAGTAATGAATCCAAATCTATAGAAGAACGCTTCATCGCATATCGCCAATTACAGCGTTTAATGCCTGAAGTTTTTCAAAATATGGATTGGGAAACAGCAAAAAGAAAAACAAATGCCGAATTAATCAAACTGGAAACAGATGAAATGTTGCGCCAACAACGTATTGGTTTAAAGACCAAAGTTGTAATGTCACAACAAAAAGTACAAGGCCTAGAAAATAGTATAATCAGAACTACAAACAGAGGGGGATATACTGGTGCACTAAAAGAAGATTTAGCTGCCGCAAAAAAAGAACTTGAGATTTACACAAAAGCTTTAGAAGATTTTGAAAAAGCTGATGAGCAAGCTAAAAAAGAGTCCGAGAAACCTGTTATATTCAATAAGAAGTATTGGGAAGGTCAAAAGAAAGAAGCTGAAGATGCCTTAAATTCTATAGCATCTTCTCAAAAAAAATTGTTGGATGCTGGTAAGTTTGAAGGAATTGACGCTTCCGTTATAAAATCCTATAAAGATAACACCAAGAAGCTAAAAGAGGCAGAAAAAGAATTAAAAGTCTACGACTCTTCTTCTAAGCGAGAATCCGCAGCTAATAAGCAAAAAAAAGAACAACAAAAGACAGCCGAAGAACTTTTGTCGCTTCGTCGCCAAAATCAACAAGCGGAAATCAATCTTATGAAGGAAGGCACAGAGAAAAAGCTGAAACAGATTGATCTTGACTATCAAAAGGAACTTGACGCCATCAAGAAACAAGAAAAAGAATTATCAGAAAAGCAAAAGGGGAAATTAACCTCGGAACAATCTATCGAGATTTCCGATCGTTATACAAACGCTGAAAACAAGAGAGACAAAGCAATTGCTGATATAACCAAGGAACAACTTAAAGCCGAACAACAGGCTTTAAATGATTATTTGAAAGAATATGGAACATTCCAGCAACAGAAATTTGCCATAGCACAGGAATATGCTGAAAAGATAAAAAAAGTACAAGAAGAAAGTGGAGCAAATAGTGCGCAAGTTAAGTTATTAGAAAAGCAACGTGACGTTGCCATCCAAAACAAGGAAACCGAAGCTATAAAAGCCAATATAGATTGGGTTACTATATTTGGTGAATTTGGGAGCATGTTTAATGATATGATTAAACCGGCACTTGAAGAAGCAAAGAAATACGTCCAAACAGATAAGTTTAAAAGTTCAGACCAAGACATCCAAAAAGCATTGATTGATGCCATCAACCAAATGGAGCAATCTTTAGGCGGAGCTGGTGGTTTAAACTTCAAGAAGTTAGGTCAAGACATAAAAGCATATCAACTAGCTGAACAAAATCGTCTTGCTGCTATCGAGGAAGAAACTATGGCTCATGACAAGTTAGCCAAAGCCCAAGATGATTACACTAAAGCACTAAAGAGTGGAACAGAAGAGGAGAAAAAAGCAGCTCAAAATGCTTTTGAGATAGCCCAACAAAATGCAAATGCAGCATCTATAAACGTACAAGCTCAAACAAGTGCTGCCAATGAAATGCAACAAAGCCTAACTAACACCGCAACAGCTTTAAAGGCTAATATGGAAAATGTAACAAGTGGATTACAGAAGTTATCTTCTGGAGGAATTAAAAATGCCTACGAAGGATTGTTGCAAATTGGTAAAGGAGCCGGAGGAGCTATGGAAAAGTTTGCTGATAAACTTGATAAAGTTCCGATTGTCGGTTGGATCATATCAATCATTGATGTGTTTAAGGATGGACTTAGTGATTTTGTTGGAACTTTGCTGGATTCAGTATTCAATGCAGTTAGTGGAATTCTTAGCGATGTTTTATCTGGTGATTTATTTGTCACATTAGGCAAATCCATACGGGATGGCGTAAGCAATATTTTTAATGCTATTTCCTTTGGCGGATTTGACTCTCTGATAAACAAGATTAGCGGAAGCAATGCTAAAGAAGTGCAAGAAGCGATCGACAGATTAACAGACCGAAACGAAACATTAGAAAAATCGATTGACCGATTAACTGATGTAATGGATAAGTCCGCAGGTTCCAAATCTATATCAGCATACGAACAAGCATATAAATATCAAAAAGAACAGATTGACAATACTCTCAAAATAGCACGTGAGCAAGCTAGATACAGTAATTCGCATCATAGCTGGCAATATTATATGGAATGGAATGACGAACAACTACGTTGGGTTCGTGAAAATGTGGATAAGAATTTCTCCGGTACTAACTCGTTATGGGGACTGACACCCGAACAAATGAGAGAGCTTCTTAGTAATGCTGATATATATGAGCAAATTAAGAGTTCCGGCAAAGGCGGATATGGAGAACGTGTAATGGAAAAGCTTGAAGCGTATGCCGACCAAGCAGGAAAATTAGATGAATTAACAGAGAAAATCAATGAGTCTCTGATGCAAATTTCTTTTGATGGTTTGAGAGACAACTTCTTGGAATCATTAATGGATATGGATAAGGATGCTAAAAGCTTTTCTGAAGATTTCTCCGAATATATGCAACGTGCACTGCTTAATTTCTCTATGGGAGAGTTGTTTGATGATGAATTGAGAGAATGGTATAATGGCATTGCAAAACTGATGAAGGAAAATGGAGGAAAACTTACTAAACAACAGTTGGAAGATGCTAGAAAAGAGTACGATGCAATGGTTCAAGATGCAATGAATGAAAGAGACAAGATTGCTGAAATAACAGGATATACAGGTAGTTCTTCCTCATCTTCCCAAGAAGCTTCAAAGAAAGGCTTTGCCGCTGCTTCGCAAGATTCAATAGACGAACTTAACGGGCGTTTCACTGCTTTGCAAATAGCCGGAGAGGAAATTAAGAATCAAATGATAGCCGTTGTAGTTGGGGTTAATTCTCTTGTAGGAATCTCATCTGCCGGTAACGAAACATTGAGCAATATTCTAAATCAGCACGTTATTACTAACAGTTATTTGGAGGATATTGCAAAATACACAAAACTTTTAAACGATATAAAAACGGACATATCCGAAGTTAAAGTCAACACTAAAGGTTTATCAACTCGTTGATATTAAACATTATAAAATATAAGAATATGCCTAAAGGTGAGCTTTTTATAAACAACAAAGATTCCTACGATAGCTGGGGGATTAGTATGGACACGTCTTCCCTATCAGCATTGATGACTCCCGCACCTAATAAGGAGTTCATAGAGAACAAGTCAAGATTAGAAAACGGAAAGCGTATAGTAACAGCCAATCCTAAAATGGATGAACGAAACCTTACTTTGACCATTCAACTCACGGCTAAAGATGAAGATGACTTTTTCGAAAAGTACAACAATTTCTGTAAAGAACTTGCTAGCGGTATATTAAATATTAAAACAAAGTACCAGCCTAATATTATGTACCGTACAGTATACCTTTCATGTAATCAGTTCACACAGTTTATGAGAGGTATAGCTAAGTTTTCACTAAAGTTAGTTGAATATAATCCATCGCCTGAAAATCGTACAATTTAACGTTTTAAGTGGCATAGTTTATTTCACTTTTATTATCTTTGCATAAACATCGTATGAAGGTATACGAAACTTATGATAGACATCAAAGACATATCCGGCAACATTCGCTTTTCGACTCCTATCAATGAGGGTTCGAAAAGACACTTCCTTTTGATGAAGGAAGATTATATCACTTTGCTATTTAGCCTTTCCAATCCGGTTTATTTCAAACTAGGCGACTACGTAGACAATGAGTTGGGAATATTCGAGCTTGTAGACCTGTATAAGCCTACCTACAATACAACTACAGGTGCATACGACTACGAACTCCGCCTTGATGCTTATTACTGGAAATGGAAGAACAAGAAGTTTTTCTATACACCGGAAACCACCGGACGCGAAGCCGCATGGAATCTTACCGCTACCCTTGACACGCATTTAAATGTTTTTCTGGATAACCTGAAAGCACTCGGATACAAGTTCAGGGATCTGGATTTTATTTGGGACATTGATAGCACAGTAGAAAACACTTCCAAGCTCGTTTCCTATGACAACGTAAATCTGATCGACGCTCTCACACAGATGGCGGAGACATGGGAGTGTGAATGGTGGATAGAGAATCATAAGATTTGCTTCGGACGTTGCGAATACAGCTCACCTGTTGATTTCAAAGCCGGTGACTTGACAGACACAGAAAATGTGAATGTCAACAGCATGACACGCAGCGACAGCCAGACCACTTATGCGACCCGTATCTACGCTTTCGGTTCCACCCGTAACATTCCTTCCAGCTACCGGAAAGATTTGATATTCGACGTAAAAGAGGTTAATGGACGTAATATATCCGATACGTCAAGACCGCTCAAAATAAACTACTTTCCGTCACGAGTTACGTATAAGGAAGACTATACCGCTAGTAGCAACGAAGGCAGCGGTCCTTTTACTCCCTCTTATACAGAATGGACGCTTGATAAGACTTTAGCTTCATCAGCCAAGGGTGGTTCTTATAAAGTTGTTTCGGGAGGAATTTCAATCAATATATCAACAGCCGTTCCGCAAATAGGGAACCGTGCTTTTCTACCGGCAGGAGATTATATATTGAAGGCGTCATATATCTATAATGTTTCCGGGGAATCAAAAGAGGTGATTATTGGAAATCAGACCGTTTCATTAGCCCAAAATCAACAATATGAGATTGTGTCTAAAATACAGGTTTCCGACACGTTGGTTATCGACAAAAACAGTTCTGATTTAAAAGTAAGGGTATACGTTCACGTACCAGCTCCAGCTTCTACCGAGCTGTTATCGACTTTCCAGGCGTATGTAACATACGATATTAACGTGTATGGCGGTTCTTCTGCAACGACTTCCGTAACATTCCTTTCCGGTGCAAATGCCGGACAGACTTTTGCTGCTGTTTACAATCCCGACCTTTTAACCGGTGACGCAGCAAACGTTATCCAACTACCGGAAGGTGTAACCGCCTCTTCAGGTAATCGGTACACCATTAACAACATCATAAGCGGTAAAGTCCCCGATAACTACTTCAGTAAGGATGACAAGGAAATGACCCTTAACGGAGTTGTTCAGAAACGCCTTATGCTTCCGGAGGGTATTTCTTATGTAGATGCTTATAAATACAGCCTGACCGGTGAACGTATCAACATCGGAGATGAAAACTACGATGATCCGGATAACGTGGAAATGCCGGAAGAGGAAGCAATCGAAGAGATCGTTATATTTGAGGATGAATATCCGCAATACAATGGCACAATATCCAGCGTAAGCCACGATGATAAGGTAGACGATAACGATAAGGAATATCGGATCTATAATTTCAAAGATACGGGACTGAAGAACTTTACAGAAGATTTTAGGCTGGATGGTGAGGAACTTCACATGATATTCCAAACTGGCAAGCTTGCCGGGATGGACTTTGCTATCAATATTGTAGAAAGCGATAGCACCGGAACAACCTTTGAAATAGTCCGTAATGAGGATTACGGTCGCTTTCTTCCGGATGATGTTCTTTATCCGCAAACCGCACACATGGAGGACGGTGAAGAAGTCCCCGCAGACACATATATCCTTTACGGCTTTGATACCGCATACATCTCCGAACAGATGTTGCCGGACGCAGAGCAGAATCTACTCAAAAAGGCAAAGGAGTACGTAAAGAAATCCATGATTGACCCGTCCACCTACGATTGTGAGATGGATGCTGATTTCATCTACAATAAGGGTAATATTCGTACATACGAAGTCGGGGCTAAAGTCAACCTGATAAATAAGGCGTTTTTCCCGGAAGGCAGACAATCAAGAATAATCGGTTTCGAGTGGCCGCTGGATATTCCTTACGATCACCCGATTTATACAGTCGGTGAGACGGCTTCATATTCCCGTATCGGTGAGATAGAGAGCAAGCTTGATTCCCTCACTTACAAGGGACAAACCTATTCCGGATCTGCTGTTGGAGGTGGTGGAATCAGTGTGTATGTTATCGGGGTTAATGACAAGACAATCCCGTCTGACAGAAACGTATTCTCTGCAAAAAGAGTGCTTCAGGAGATTATAGCTTATGCTATAAGTAAGACGAAAGATGACACAGCCCTAGGGCTTATTTCATTCCTGAACGGCATTAACGTTACCAAAGGTATTGTAACGGACACGATAACTGCAACAGAATTGAGCAGCAATATTGTAAAGGTGCTTGATAAGCTTACAGCCAATAATGCCGCCTTCTCCGGCAATATATCTTCTGTTGATTATGCTGAAAAGTTACTTGGCTGGCTGATAACCCCAGCCGGTGATATAGATGCGAAATCGTTGCGCCTACGTGATTTCCTTGAAGTACCGGAACTGCGATATAACCGGGTATCAGTTATCACGGGTGAGGAATGGAACGCACCCGGAGGCGGTATAATCGAATCAGTGGACGAAGAGAACAGTATCGTTTACCTGAAGCTTGAACCGGGCGAGGTTGCAGCTGTTGAAGTGGATGATATTTGCAAGGCTAACTTTAACAATGACACAGGCTTTCAGACAACCTATTTCCGGATCACCGAAAAGCTAGATAATGGTTCTTTTAAATACGTTCTCCGCAACGGATATACTTACCATCCTCAAAAGGCTATGCACTTTGTTTGTTACGGCAACTTCACCAATGCAGAACGCCAGAAGTCCAGCTATTCCACGCAGAATTATATCCGTTTCCTTAAAGGTGTAAACAACTGGGAGATCACAAAGGATATGATTGCCATGCAGTTGGGAGACCTGTCTAACCTGAAACTGTTTGGAATGGATATGACCGGGCATAGTGCATATCTTAACAGAATCTACATGACCGGTACGATCAAACAGATTTCAAATGATGGTGTGACGGAAGTACCGGTTCCGGCTTTCAAAGGTGAATGGAAAGCGGGTACATACTGGTATTATGACGAAGTAACCCACAACGGAAGCACATGGATTTGCATTGAATCTACGACTACGCAAGAACCGTCAGATTCTTCTACTGATTGGTTGAAGGTTATTTCTAAAGGGGAAGATGGAGCTTCAGGAAAAGGAGTAAAAAGTATCGTAGAGCAATATTATTTATCCACTTCTCAAACATCACTAACAGGGGGAAGTTGGAGTACGACACCCCCAACTTGGGAAAAAGGCAAATACATCTGGACACGTTCGGTTATTACTTATACTGACGATTCAACGACTACTACTGATCCAATTAGCGTAACCGGTGGAGCTGGTGAAAATGGGCTTGGTGTTAAATCGGTTGATGTCTTTTATTATCTTTCCTCCTCTTCTAGCGAGTTAATCGGTGGAGAATGGAGTACTATTGCTCCCACTTGGGTTAATGGCAAGTATATGTGGAGTAAGACAAAAACTACATATACAGACGACACCTTTGTAGAAAGTAATCCTGTTTGTATTACAGGGGGGAAAGGAGAAGATGGAAAAGACGGTAAAGGCGTACAGAGCGTTGATGTCCTTTATTACCTATCCAGTTCTTCAACCTCCCTTTCCGGTGGTTCATGGTCTACAAACTCACCAACTTGGGTAGATGGGAAATATATTTGGAGCAAAACTAAAGTGGTATATACAGATGGTTCGTCTATTGAAACCAATCCCGCTTGTATCACTGGAGGTAAGGGTAATACGGGGGATGATGGTAGGGGAATATTAAGCATTGTCGAAGAGTATTATCTGTCTACTTCTTCTAATTCTTTGGTTGGTGGCTCTTGGAGCACAACACCTCCGACATGGGAAAATGGGAAATATATCTGGACTAGATCAGTAATTACATATACAGACAGCACATCAACAACAACCAGCCCGATTTGCTCTACCGGTTCCACAGGTGCAACAGGGATTGGAGTCAAGAGTGTTGCCGAACAATATTACCTGTCTACATCATACAGCACGCCTACCGGTGGATCGTGGCAGACTTCTGTTCCGGCATGGCAGGATGGCAAATACATCTGGACACGTGTAGTTATCACCTACACTAACAATACATATACAGAGACAGATCCGGTATGTGTAACAGGTGGAAAGGGGCCAAGCGGAAACGATGGCGTAGGGATAAGTGCCGTTGATGTTTTGTTTTACCTGTCAACCTCTTCTTCATCATTGGAAGGCGGAGCATGGTCTACCACGTCTCCAGCATGGGAGGATGGTAAGTACCTATGGACTAAAACAAAGGTAACTTATACGAATGGTTCGACATGGGAAAGCGATCCGGTTTGCATCACTGGAAGTCAGGGAAAAACAGGGTTACCCGGTGCAATGCTCCGTCCCCGTGGAGTATGGAAAGCCAATACCGAGTATTATAACAATGAGACATTCATAGATACAGTAATCTATGACGGTCAAAACAAACTTTGTAAGATCACGCATACGTCTACTTCCTCTTTTGACTCAACGAAGTGGGAAGAGTTCAGCGAGTTCGAAAACGTGGCAACAAATGTCCTTCTTGCGCAGAATGCGACAATTGATGTTCTCGGTTCTTCCGGAATATTTGTTGGAAACTTAGATAAGACTAAGGGCTGGATAATGACCGAAGGCTCTATTAAGCATAATGTTACAGGTGTAGAGCTAACATCTGACGGTAAAATATCTCTTCCAGAAACCGGTGGAATAAACGTAGGCGGAAAGACTTTCATAGAAGCCGGCAAGATAAAGACGGAGTTTATTGATGTTGATACTCTTCAAGTAACCCATCTTAAAGGTGCGATTGGGTCATTTAAGAAACTAGCGGCAAATAATGCGGCAGGAGAAGAAGTTGGATCAATAACCTTTGGAGATACAGCAGATACTAAGTCTTCTTTAAATATAGATTTTGCAACTACTTGGTTTGGTGGTGATTTATACCAACAAGGGTATAACTACGATGAGAGTCGCTCATGGAGATTTTATGCTTCTGACCTATGGTGTCGTGGCGAATTTGGACATCGAACGATGACTCATCTCTCTTTTGAATCATCTTCGACTAGTGATTTCTTTGCACATATATATAACTATGGAACAGACACTACATATCATAAATATGCAGAATCAGGTCAGCCAATTGATTGTATATCTCTAGGTGGAACAGGGAATTATGTACTATATGTTTGTGACTCTCCACAACGCAAGATGCTAACTATTATGAATACATCCGGATATCCAAAAAGAATTATGGTAACGTTTCAAGATTCAGCAGTTTTCACTCTTGAGCCATACAGGTTTAAGATTTTCATAACAGCAGAAATAAATACTGATAAAATAAATCCAAACCGGGCAAATAATTTACGTATCATGCAATAATTATGAAAATAGATTTCAGAAAAATAGAATTAACCGATCTCGAAGGGAACAAGAGTACCGTCGATGTATCTAAAGCATTCGGAAATGTGATTTATCAAAATACAGGTGATCTTGGAGAATTTAATCTTGCTCAAGATATATACCGGAAAGGAGAGGTTGATATATCCCCTGAACAAGCTAAATCTCTAAAAAAGTATACGCAGTTATTTACTCGTGTCATTGATCGAATAGCTGTCAGCAATGCTCTATCACAAGAAGAATAAATAAGTTGAAAACAATGGTAGCAAAAGGAACAATCATAAAATTAGCAGTATCTATTGAACTACCTTCGGGCTTGACAATGGATGACATAGATTTCGAATGCAAGTTCTCTGTAACTCTCAATTCCCAGACGATCAAGAAGTCGGAAATGGTACGTAATGATGAGAACAGCTACACTTGTTTCCTTGATACCAACATCATAGGGAGGGGAGAAATTTGGATAGAAACCACGGCTTATCTCCCTGACACGGATTATGAAGGAGGAATAAGACCGGAGGTAGACAAGTCGGCAACCGGAATAAGAATCGTGTAATATGGGATGCATACGGGTTAACATAGAAGCCTCGAAAGGAATAAAGGTGAGCACATCTCCTTTGTCTGGGATAAATATCTCTGTAAATCCCAGCCATTCAATTAAAGTGTCGGTAGGGGTTGTCTGTGATGTTGGCAAAGATGCTTATTTGAGAGTAGAGCCTGATTACATCTGGCTGATGCCCTCCAATAACTTTGAAGATAACGTAGATGTATTGTCAAATGTGGTATGGACCACAGCAACAAAAGAATAAAATTTTATTGTTTAATTACTTAATGATTTGAATTATGGCAAAGCCTAGTTGGTTAAATTTAAACCCTTCAACTGGAAGCGGAAATGGGACAATTGCAAACAGTGCAAGTGCTCATACAGGTCGTACAGCTAGAACCGGTACGGTGACAATAACGGGTGTCGGAGTATCTACTCCTGCAACTTATAAAGTAACTCAAACTCCTAAATCCGAGTTTGCATCTTTTGATAACGGAGCGGAAATGTCAGCGCCCAAAGCTGCCGGAACCGTCACCGTTGAAGGTAAGACTAATTCTCAAAAGCTGACCTTTGCATGGGCGGGTAGCGTATCAGATGTTACCATTCCAGCGAAATATAGTGCGAATGGAACACAGACAGATAATGCGGCTAGCATCACAGGTGACCCAGGTGCTACAGCAGAATTTCCATTCTCCATAGAACTTGAGTTTCCGGCAAATGAAACCATTGAAGAAATTGTAAGAACATTAAAAGTAACCGCAAACGGTGGTCAGGCTGTACAGATTGCAATCAAACAAGCAGCAGGAGACGCAAAACTATCCGTTTCCCCAACAGAAATTACAATTCCTCAAAACGGTTCAGCTGTTTCCGTTACTGTTACGTCTAACACTTCTTGGACTGCCGCATAATGGATATACTTGTACCTTGGAAGGAAGGAGAAGGAAGCATTGTCATTACGCCCGGCCCTAATGGAGCCGCAAGCGTAATGAGCGATGTTGCCAATGAAGGACTGGACAGGCAACAAACTGTCGTGTTTTCGACTACTAAGGGCAATAATCAGGTTTCCGTTTCTACTACGGTATCTCAAGAAGGGAAAAGACAGGCATTTGCAGTGACCGAAGGACGGTTTCTACTGTCTGACGGTAGTACGTTTAACGTTATAAAGAGTAAGTTCTATGAGTGATTATAACAGTCAATATTCGGGAGCTAGGATTGAAGAACTATTGGCAATGATACCTAACTTGGCTAAAGCTGATCTATCTAACGCAATGACAGTAAATCTCAATCAGAACGGTTATGCCAAGTTCAATAATGGATTGCTTGTACAATGGGGAAGAGTTGGAGGTTCGTCTACAGCTTCGTATAGTGTGACAATGCCTACATCTTTTTATAATACTGAATATAGAATATTTGCAACTGTATACAAACCTAGCAGTGACTCTGCGATATATTCAGCTTCTCCTTTAGCAACAAATAAGACCGTTAGTAGATTCTATTTAAATAGAAATTATGCAAGTGGTGGTACTACTGGATTATCGCAAGAATCATGGGATTGGATGGCAATTGGTAGATGGAAATAAGGAGAAAATGTTATGGGAAAAATGTATTGGAAAGAAGGGTTTTACGATGAGCCACAAGAAGGAGCAATAGAAATATCGGTGGAGTACTGGCAGGAATTGCTTGACGGTCAATCATCCGGAAAAGAAATCAAGGAGAACGAAAGCGGTTACCCAGTATTGGTTGAGCATGAGTACACTATTGATGAATTGAAAGAGATGAAGATCGCAGAGATCAATGCTTACGACAAGTCGGATGCTGTAAACTCCTTGACGCTGGACGGAAAACAAATATGGCTGGATAAAGACACCCGTGTAGGATTAGTCAACTCAATAAACATAGAAAAAGAAGCGGGCCGGGTATATACTACTTTGTGGTACAATGCGGAGAAGTATGTAATTCCCGTAAATGACGCTTTAAATATGCTTGACCAATTAGAATTGTATGCTCTTGATTGCTACAATACTACACAGGCTCATATTGCAGCCGTGAAAAATTTGTTTAGCAAAGAAGAGGTTAATTCCTATAATTATAAAACCGGTTATCCGGAGAAACTCAATTTTGTATTATAAACTATAAACAGATAAAGCTATGATTCTACTAGTATTAATGTCGTTCATCCTCATTGCCGGTTACGTTTTTGCAATGATAAAGAAAATGAAGGAAATCCCGTATTCTATCAGTGACACCTACTATGCCCTGACGCATAAGTTTTGGTTCGGTTTGTGCATGATCGGCTCCGGTGCATTGCTTCTTCCGGCAGCATTTGAAGCAAGCACGGAAAACAGCTGGTTTCTTGTATTCCTTTCGGTTGTCGGGATGGCTATACTTGGTGTATCTCCTAATTTCAAAGGAAGCCAGAAAACCGCCCATTGTATCGGTGCCGCCATGTCGTTGATCTTCTCCCAGATATGGGTAGGTTGTAATAGTTGGTACTGGTTACTGTTATGGACTGGATTTATCGCGTACATGGTTATCTCCATGAGTGAGCACTGGACAGGCAATTTCATCTCTGACTTCATAAAGAGAAAGCCGATGTTCTGGATAGAGGTAATTTCGTTGTTAACCGTTTATCTAACCTGTATCGTATGAAAGAAGCAATAGTACACACCACAACCGGAGGATTTGCCGCAATAGCCACTGCATTTGTTGCCGAATCATTGCAAAATATGATTCCGTGGCTGATTGTCTCATGTGCTGTAATCCTCTGTGATCTCCTATTCGGAGTCAGGAAAAGTATGCTAATGGGTGAAAAGGTCAGATTCTCACGTGCGATCCGCGATACTATGGGAAAGATGGTCACTTACTTTGCTTTCGTCTGCATGGTCTGCATGATTAGCGTGGCAAGCCACAATGAATATCCTATAGATGTGTATTCTTGCTTATTGGTATGTTTCATAGAGGGATGCTCGATAGTCGGGAATATACTGAAGCCAAAGGGGATTAACATCAATCTTATCGGGGCTTTGGGTGTGTTTGGTAAGAAGGTGTTTAAGGTTGATAAGGAAGATGTGAAGGATATAATCGAAAAAGAGGAAATACATGAATCAGATAAATAAAATCAGCGCATTAGCCAGTAAGCTTCTATCCAAGATCGGCATAGACGGAATGGCACACATTATAGTGTGCCAGAACTTGGTAATGTGGCTATCGAAATATACGCCACTATGGTTAGCAATCATTATAACCGTCGTGATCTTTGTCCTGAAGGAAGTATACGACAAGTACTGCAAGAAAACAGAGTTCTCAATTAAAGACATCATCTGTGATTGCTTAGGTCTGGCGTTGGGAGTATTAACATTGATATTATAGGAGGAAATAAACATGAGTTTACCAAGAGGTTTGAGAAACAATAATCCGGGTAACATTCGGATCACAAAAGATAAATGGCAGGGATTGAGAGAAAAGCAGGAGGACAAATCGTTCTTCCAGTTTACGGAAATGAAATGGGGTTACCGTGCCCTTATCCGAACCTTGCAAAACTACCGTAAAAGACACGGCTGTAAGACGATTGCCGACTTCATCAAGCGGTGGGCACCGGAGAACGAGAACAATACAGCCGGATATATCAGCCGTGTATGTAGCGAAATGCAAGTCCCGAACACATACGTTCCGGACATCAACGACAAAGCAACCATGTGCGCTTTTGCTGCTGCCATCTCACGTGTTGAGAATGGAGTTCCGGCTGTTATGGCTGACATAGAAGCCGGATGGGATTTATTATAAACTTTAATCAATAGGAGGAACAATCATGAAATCAACAGATATTACATTTAGCCAGATCGCAGAAAAACGTTACCTAAGCGATCCCATACAGGTAAATTCAGAAACCATTGGGCTTCAGCTAGAGTTTAAAGAATCCGGGAAACTGGCTGTTTATATAAGCTATGACGGAGAAAAATACTCCGTTGTAGAGACTAGGAATTTCACTACTTTGAATTTCGCCCGTCCAGTTGTCGGTCTTATACCCGGACAATATATCAAGGTTGAATGTGAAACGCAGCCAACCAAGGCTCAATACTTTGAATCAGAAGAATAATGGGAGCGATAGGATTAAATCCGATTAGGCTTGACCGGATAGGGCTTGATCCTATCCGCATCAATGCGATTAAGTTGGGAGTTCCGGGAGCAGCTTCCGGTACCAACCGTCCTTACATCGACCCGGAAGTCTTAGCCTCCTTGAAAGCCGTCTGCATCTGCTACGGTAAGAGCAACGACGATCCGGACAGGGCTGTTGTCAAGAACTTGGTAGACCCTGACAATCCGTTTGTGATTAGCAATGCGGCTTACGAAGGCATGTCAGGCTATAATGGATATCCTGTTGTGTTTGGTGCTAATAAAACTTGGGCGAATGAATCTAACGGATATGTTACTAGTATTACTAGTAATACCATTCATATTACTAATGTTCTAAATGCAGGTTTAGCTTTATTATATTCTTATGTTAAATATAATGGTAATCTTCAAAATATAAAAGAAATACCTCCTTTTAAGATTGAAATTAAAGGGTTAGAAGGTAGGTCTAAATTTATATATAAGTATTTAGCAACAAGCGATGCGACTAAGGAAACAAATCTATATCTTGAGAATGGTACTCATGAACTACCCAAATCATTCCTTCCGACAGAGGCTTTGATTAATGATGCTGTGGTAGGTTTTTCAATAAGTCCAATTGAAGAAGGAGTTACCAATTTTTTAAGTGATATTACTATTAAAGTTCTTCCTGAATATGAAGGCGCCTTCGTCACCGACGGAGTTGACGACCTGATTACTTCCACCAAGACCGTACAGGAGATGCTGGGAGGAAGCAATGAACTAACAATCGTGTCCATGGTTCATCAAGTTAAAGATTCAGCTAATAATGTATCTTTTACCAATTATATAAGAGGTAGTGCCAATGGCTATTTCCGTAATATCGTGAATAACTACGACAAGACTGGAATATATGGATATACTTCTTCTGACTTAAAGGGTTTGTCAGTTGTAAATAATATATTAGGTGATAAGAATGATTATACGTCTAATGGCGACAATAGAGACTCCATAATCAATGGCAATTTTAGCGTTCAAGGATATTCGTATAATGACGGTAATAATACTGGTGATTTTAGCTCTGTCGCTTGGTACTGGACAATCATCGCCAACAAGGTACTTACTACCGACCAAATCAATCAAGTAATAGCTTACTATAACTTGGATAAATGGGTTACTCCTGATATATTGTATGATGTAAAGAAGCAGGGAATAACCAATGAGAATCACGCAGAGTTCAATGATAAACTGATTGACTATTCCGGTAATGGTAGGGATATTCAGTTGAACAATATTGCTTGGAAGGGGGATTCTGGTATTGGAAAGTATGAGACAGATTTTACAAAATGGTTATTAGACCAAGTTGTGGATATAACAAGAAAATATTCATCATTTAATATTAAAACAAAAAATGATTCAAGAGTTAATAGTTGGGTTGTAAGAGCTCAAGATACAGTAATACCTTCTATGAAGGTAAAAGTAACTGGAATATCTTCTAGCGTTGAATCTCTTATTTATAGATATAGTGTAATTGACGATAAAGACTATTATATTGATATTACTTCCGATGGGATTTATGAATTGCCTCAAACAAATGGGAAAGGTTGGGAAGGATTTAGAATTGTTGGGAAAAATTTTAATATTTCCGTGGAACAAATCCCTTCTCACGCAGGTGCTCTCTGCCTTGACGGAGTAAATGACTTCGGTAAGGTGACAGGGATGCCGATTTACAAGGATTATACTGTTATTGCTGATTATGAAAGATTTTATTTAGAACCAATTACAGGAGGTCGAGCATCTATTCTTTCTAAATCTTCTAAAGTTGGAGATGGTTCTTTTATTTTTAATTTAGAAAACCAAGACGGAGGTAAAGCGTGTTATACATTTGGAGAAGCTAATGGTAATATATCCGACGATATAACAAGAATTATTCGTTATCAAAGTAAGTATTATAATACTAAAACCTTAAGTATTGGTACAGCAGAAGATAATGATTTTATGGTTCTTGGAAAAGTTCGTGAAGTAGATAGTCGTTATTTTTGCGGAGCCATCTACTCTCTCATGTCCTTCCCCTATAGTATGTCCGAGTTCTTGATAGAGCGCCAGTTGAAGAAGCACAAGCTGGGTACGCTGTATCCGGATATGGTGGAGTTCAGACCGATAGTGAAGAGTAATCTACCTTATTCTTCCATTTCCTATTCTGTTAATCCCGGAGAATATATCTCTGTAGATAGCATGGTTACCATCACTGTAACGTTGCCAAATACCTCTGATAAGCTAATGGAGGTGTCGTGCAATGCTATCAGCGACATATCCATATCTGGTGATAATGGCGTTTACGAGATTACGGGAAAGATAGTCAAATCCCCTCAAAAGATAAACCTTGTTATCTCCAGCTACTTGACAATGCTGAATAACGAGACTTTAATTTCAAATGAAACATTAATTAAAAACGAATGATATGGAAAATTTAGAAAAGATACAGGAAATCGGAACTACCGAAAAAGCTTGGCTTGAGTATGCACAGGCTATCGATAGGAATAATGATAAATTAGGTAATTCTCTAAATATAATTGAGTCATTAACCATTCCCAATGCAGTCTCTGTTGATTCCGAAAGTGTTACTTCAGGATATTATCGATTTTACGATGGTAGAACTTTTGCGCTTGCCGGTTATCTATACACTAACCCTATACTTGTTCCTAAAGGTACTGTAATATTGGGTAAACAAATTGATGTATCTTCATTGGTGTCTCTTGTCTCAAAAGTGGATGCTGAAGGTAATTATATATCAACTTTCGTCCGTGGTAAAGACGGTGTTCAGGATTACTTCAGTATCATCAATGAGGATTGTTATATCGAAATATCATGCCAGACCAAACAATTATCAAGTTTTTCAATCGTAAGTTCTAAACTAATAGAGGATTTGCTAAATATTCTATCCCAAAACGAGTATAATATTGAAGAATCCACTCACTTAATAGCTTTAAAGGATAATCCATTAGCTAATATTATCCGTGACGCAGGTTATGGTTCGATAATTCATTCATGGGGTATTATCGGAGACAGCTATGCAAGTGGGGAAATGGATATTTTCGTTAATGGAGAACATAATCGATATGTAGATATGTACGCTTACTCTTGGGGACAAAGATTTTGCAAAATGATCGGTGCGGATGGTTACAATTTTTCTAATGGCGGTCAAACGACAAAAGGATGGATAGAAGCAGGAGTAGTTAGGGATGAATCCTATGAAGGCGGTCCAGGAGGTGGCGGCTGGTCATTGGCTCAACAATCGGAACATTTAAAACAAGGCTATATTATAGCATTAGGAGTAAATGATAAAAGCCAGTCATATTCCATAGGTAGCGTTGATACGGATATTGACTCAACAGATTACAATAATAATGCAGAAACATTTATAGGTTATTATGCGGGAATAATTCAACGCCTAAAATCGGTACAACCGAAAGCGAAAATCTTTTGTGTTACACCGTTGGGAACCTATTATGCAGAGTATGCCACTGCAATAAGAAGTCTTGTTTCAGCAATGAATGCTATCTATGAAGGAGATGTTTATTTGATTGATCTGGATACATACTATCCAATTTCTTGGTCGGGACAATATGTGTTAAATTCTCATGGCTCTGCTATGGGTTATCAATATTGCGCATACGCAATAAACACATATATTGATTGGATCATTCGTAATAACGGAGATGCTTTTAAAGAGGTGTCTTTAATAGGATTAGATAATGTATAATTGAAACAATTAAAACAAATCTTATGAAATACATTACATTTCCCACAGCGAATTTGAACGAGATACCGCAGGAGGTACTCGATGAACTGCACTTGGTTCCGAGAAAGAGCGTTGACGGTACACAGGTGATTATGAAATTGGATCACTATGAAAAGTTGTTCCCAAGTATCATGACTTTGCCGTTATTGGACGAAGAGGAGACTCCGCAAGAGCCGGTTTACCCTTATCCGGTATACGAAGGCGAGGAATTGAATACTTTGCTGGCAAGTCCGGAGTGGTCTTCAAATGATAGTATTCTATGAAAACCCTCCCTTGGATACTAGTCTGCCTGTTGCTTGGCGTGATCGTGTGGATGCAGTGTAATCCTCACGATCCGTCAACGGTCTACATTAAAGGAGATACTGTACGTATCCGAGACACAATAAGAGACACAATACCCAAACCGGTAAGGGAAACTCTAAAACGTACCGATACGGTATATCTACCGATCCTGATAGATACTACCACTGATAGAACCGTAGAAGGCGATTCGATTCCGGTACTAATACCGATTACAAGCAAGGAATATAAGACCGATGATTACCGGGCGGTAGTCAGTGGATATAAACCCAGTCTTGATTCTATGGAAATATACAGGGATAATAAAATTATTACTTTTCCACCTTTACAGAAAAAGAAACGATGGGGATTAGGCTTGCAGGCAGGATATAGTTATCCGGGTGGTTGGTACGTAGGAGCCGGAGTGAGTTATAACTTATTTATGTGGTAATTACCGGACTAACTATCTTCACAGACCGTTTCCGGTATGAAAAGTTTAAGATTCACTTATATAACAATTTCCGTTGGAAAAAGGTTCATAAAGAAAGGAGGTCAAAATGATACATTAATTAATACTAAACACTAAGTTTATCCGGTAAAGTAGAAGGCCGGTAATCGTTAACAAATGCAGCTCTTTTGGGGGTAGAGTAAAAAGAACCCCCGACACATTAAAGTTGACGCCAATCAATACTTTAATACACCAAAGCATACATCGGTTGTGTCAGGGGGTATAATATCCTTAACATTCCGAAGTATGCTTTTGTTCTTTTGGTGTATGTACTGATTGGCAAGGGCAAAAGTACAACAAAAAAATTAATTACCATGTGTAAGTCAGAGATTTTTGCCGAAATATTGAATCTTGTAGGAAAAGAAACAGAAGTTTCTCCTGAATTAATCCTTTCATCAAGCAAAGTGACCGAGGTTGTCGATGCCCGCTCTATCGTAGTATTCTTCCTTACTGAATACGGTCTATATCCTGAACAGATAGCCGCTCTACTTCATAAGACATCTGCCAGTATACGCTATCTTATATCCACTTTTGAGAGCCGCAAAAATACAAACAAAATGATTGCAATATATTTGCAAAATATTCGCAAATCGCTTGAAAATGAGTGCTGACTTAGGCTGAATCTAATATATACTTTTGTGATGCGGTTAATGTCGACCGTATTAAATTGTATATTAATATGAGTGAAACAAAAACTTACGTTTTCCCGGAATCAGGCGGGAACGGTGGCGGTAGTGGAATGATGGCTATGCTTGCCCCACTATTGCAACAGAAAGGTATTGATCCAAACTTATTGGTTGCTATGCAAGGAAAAAACAACAATGGATTTGGCGGTGATGGTTCATGGTTCATGTGGATAATCTTCCTCTTCTTCCTGTTCCCACTTTTCGGACGCAACGGATGGGGAAACAACGGAGATGGCGGTAACGGTGGCGGATTTGCTGGCGCCGGTATCCCTAACTTAATTAACAATGATGCAGGAAGGGAGCTACTTATGAGCGCAATTCAAGGAAACGGACAAGCAATTAACAATTTGGCTACTAATTTGAATTGTTCAATCGGTCAGGTTCAGAATGCCATCAATGGCGTAATGTCTCAAGTTCAACAAGTTGGTAACCAGGTTGGACAAAGTTCAATGCAGATTATTAATGCTATCCAGCAGGGTAACTGTCAGATCGCTCAACAGATTGCATCATGCTGCTGCGAAAACCGCTTGGCAATCTGCCAACAGACCAATACATTGCAGAATGCCATTAACGGTGTTGCAACCGGTCAGGAAAGAGGCTTCGCTTCCGTTGCATACGAAACTCAAAGACAGACCTGTGATCTGCAAAACTCCATCAAGGACAGCACACAGCAAATTCTTGCCGGTCAACGTGCGGCTGAAATGCGTGAAATGCAGAACAAGATTGACCATTTGCGTGAAGAAAACAGCACGTTCAAGAGTTCTGCAATGACTTCGCAGATTGTGTCACAAGCTACTGCTCCTCTTGGCGCTGCGTTAAGTGATTTGAGTAGCCGTCTGGCAAAGATTGAATGTGCGCAACCGCCTACGTTCCCGATGCCTTATTGTCCGGCCAGCGGTAACTATGTTCCGGTAAACTATTCCGTTCCTGTAAACTTCGGTGTATCTACATTAGGAGCTTGCGGTTGCTAAGAAAGGAGGTAATTATGTTATATCCTAACTTAATGTATCCTTACTGGCTTCCAAGCCCTTTTCTGATGAACCGATCCGCAAGGGGAATTAGGAGAGTTGATGTAAACGGTATCTACGAACTTTCAACGAACGCTGTTCAGTTGACAGATGCAAGCGTAGATTATGGTATTAATCCTCACTGCTACAATGAACTTCCGTGCGAAAGCATAATCCTGTTGAAGGTTCATGCGGATGTTCCGGCGGGTGGAGAAGCCTTGCCCGTATATGTCATAACTCCTAATCTGGGACAGACAACTCTGGCTACTGCCGGGGTTACTACAGGAACATCAAAGGTCCCTGTTGTGGACAGTAATAACAATCCTGTTACCGGGACTGATGTTACAGGCACTACGGAACGTCTTGCTTATCTTAATAAGCGCACAGGCGTTATACGTTTTCTGGAATTTACGGCTTCAACACCGGCTGCTGCCAGCAATGGCGAACCGGCAGCGGCAAGCGTAAATGCTGTAAAGGCAAAGTGAAATCTGGAGTGGGAGTAATCCCACTTCTTAAAGAGTTAATAAATTATGTTTCAAAGTCTAAGACAATCCAATATATTTTATATCCTTCAAAAAGGTGAAAACCCTGAATTGAAAGTGGGACAAGTTGTTTCAGTAAGCAACCCTCAACCTAAATACGGGCAGTATGTTCCGGGGCAGACTTACGGCCAAAATATGGAAACAGTTGTTGACGTATCGGTCAAGGTTGGTGAGGAAACTATTGATTTCAAACAACTTCCGGCAAATCTTTCCATAGCCAATTTTGGTGCGAATGGAGTTGTAGTGTCGGAAAGCCGGGAGGCAATGAATGCCGAGGTGGAATCTATGTTGAGAATAAGCCGAGGAGTAATAGAAAGTGTCCCTTACCATGAGAAGGTCATTTCCTCCTGTGATGTTATGCTAAGGGAATTGAATCCACAACTGGCGAAAGAAAAAGAACAGGAAGAGAAAATCGGTGTCCTTGAACAGAAAGTTTCCGGAGTTGAAAACACCCTTACCGATATAAAAGATATGCTTGCCAAGGCTTTGGGAAGTGGTAGTAACAATCCTAAAAGTAAATAAATTATGCAGATAATTGAAATCACAGAAAGCAAAGTCGAGAAAATGTCCGACTATGCTGAAAAGATGCTAAAATACGGTGGTAAACTGATGCAGTGCATCGAGGAACTTTCCGGAGGTGAAAGCATGGGAAGACGTGAACGTTATTATGACGATGACGACGAGCGTTATGACGAGATGGGCGAACGTGGTGGTTATGGCGGTGGTTCCGACCGTGGAGGTTATGGTGACCGTGGCGGCTATGGAGAAAGACGTGGCGTACGTGGTACAGGACGCTATTCCCGTTATCGTTAATGTTTAATTAGGGGGTGGATTATTTCTACTCCCTATAACTTTTTTAATAATCATGAGAAGAGAACCGCTGGATATAAGAGACAGAAGACCGGAAGAGATGGAAGCGTATCTTTCACACTTTGGATGGCATTTCAACAAGAAAATGTGTGAATTTGCCGTGTCTTTGATGAAGAAGATGAATCCTTCAACCGGAAAGAAAGAACGTATTGAACCAATCTCCAAAGAGAAGGTTGACGAATTGCTCACCCGTTACGGAATAAAGCTTGAGAACAATGTGTTGTATGATTATGTGTACTGGGCCAACCAATGCAAGGCGGATTTATTCAAATCCTCCGTGCCGGATGAAGCGCACATGGCATTATACATAAAGGATATGATTGACGATCCGGATGCTCCTGACGGCATGGCAATGTGTATGTGGTATGCCAAGATGAACAGAGCCGGAGAACCGGTGGAGTGGGACGAAATGCTTTGATAAATGATAAGACAACGGTTTACATTACCCAAGTATGGCTGGAGCTGCATGGTATATTATGCAGTAGATACATATTATACAGAAGAGATACTGAATAATATGCATTCCATCGGCTGCGACGGTGATATGCTCCGTACTGCATACGATAACATAAACTCCGGCAACCTGAATACCGGAGTTACTTACTCCAACTTCGGGACACGGGAAACGGTTATGGTTATTGCCCTTACTTCGTCTTCGAAGGAATTTGCCAAGTCATGGAGGCATGAGTGCGGGCACATGGCTACTCATATCTGTCAGGCATTTGGGATAGACCCGTACGGTGAGGAAATTCAGTATATCGGAGATGATATAATTGAAAAGACGTGGGAATATGCTAAATCACTATTGTGCGAGTGCAAATGTTGCAAAAATGAAGTTAAACATTTAATTCACCAACCTTATGAAGAATAAGCAAGTCCGAAAAGCATTAAAGAGTGATACTCCTATTAATAGTATGTATGCTCTTATTCCGGATAACAGGATGCGGGCTTTCAAGAAGTTTGCCGCCCGTTTTGGTTTTACTGAAGAACGAATAAAGTCTGTGCTCGAAAATGAGAAACGATAAACTGGATATATTGCTTGAGCAGGCCGACGACCGGTATCACTCGGATTTCTGCCGGCTTCTGCTGGTGATGCTATGGAACGCCTAGAAAGGTGGTTGTACTGGCTGATTCCTCTTGCGATTATTGCAAGGGTTATATCTTTGTGTGCACGATTGATATTGTAATGTTTACGTTGTACTAAATTGAAAGGTGATATTGCAGCTTAATGAGTGCAAAACATATAAAATAATCTATTTTTTATTGCAATTTATTTTCTATCTTTTGCAAATACAAATTAAATTCATACATTTGCAGCACATGATTATGCCTTTGGCTTACGTTTGTCCCCCTCTTGATAATGGGCATGCCTAACCAAAGGCCATTTTTTATTTTATGAAAACACGTCCAAATACATCGTACACAGAAACTCCTATAAGAGTTGCCATATTAATTGATGGTGGGTATTTTATAAAACGCTATAATGCAATGTACAATAAGTCTGCCAAAAAGACAGCATTAACCATTGCTAATGATTTATATACTATATCTCATTCTCATGTAGGAAAAAATAATTATTTATATCGTATTTTTTATTATGATTGTGTGCCATTCTCCAAAAAGATACACAACCCCATTTCCAAGAAATGTGTCGACTACTCTAAAACAGAAGAAGCACTTCGTAGAAGTGAGTTAATAAACGAGCTTAAGAAAAAAAGAAAAGTTGCTTTGCGTTTAGGTAATATCAAGGAAAGTAAAAGATGGATTTTCTATGATAACACAATGAGAAAATTACTAAAGAAAGAAATTTCTCTTGATGACATTAAGGAAGATGATGTGTATTATGAATTGCGTCAAAAGGGAATTGATATGAAAATTGGTGTTGACATCGCTTCTTTATCTTTAAAAGGTTTTGTGGATAAGATTGTTCTTATTTCTGGAGATTCAGATTTCGTTCCTGCTGCAAAATTGGCTAGACGTGAGGGAATTGACTTTGTTCTTGATCCTATGCATTGTGAACATATCGAAAATGATCTATATGAACACATTGATGGATTAAAAAGCATACCTTTATATCATCAGAAAGATGCAAAGAAAAAATAGCTCCTTCCATTTATAACTGCCTCTTTAAAATGGAATCCTCCCGGTGTATTAGATATGCCGGGATTTTTTATACCTTTGCCGAAAACTAACATTATGGCAGAAGAAAAGAAATACGACTACGACTCAATAAACGAGTTGCTAACTTGGGCTAAAGAAACGCTCAATAATAAGAGATACCCGGTCGGGGAATTCCAGCTGGATAAATGTGCAAAGATTCTTGACTGCGGAAAGTACCTTGATTCGATGATAGCGGTGATTTCGAGGAACTGGGAGAATCCTACGTTTTATCCGACTATTGACCAGTTGAGAACATTTAGGGAAAAGATAGAGAAGGCAGCCGAATAAGCTGCCTTCCCCTACCCTTTCATCATCATTATATCGGCTTTCATTTCAATATATTCCTTGTATTTATCAGGATTATTAATATAATCAATAACCCTATTTATAGCTATTTCAGCTTGCTTAAACCGAGTTTTTGTGTAATACCTGACAATTCCCCTACCCTTGTCTGAATGAGCAAGACAATAGTCTATTACATTATCGGGTATTCCTAAATCAAAAGCATATTGAGCAAACGACTTTCTAGCAGAATAAAAGACTACCTTTTCTTTTATTCCCAAATCCTTTGCTAATGTAGCAAGAGATCGGCATGTATACCTTGAAAAATTATGATACGAAAATTTATATCCAAAATCCAGTTTTTTTGTCTTATTATCTATCCACCTATTTATTATCATCTTTGCAGGTTCGGTAATTGGAAGTAGGCAATGCTGTTCGGCTTCCGTTTTAAGCCTCGTTTTAATTCTGACATAATCTACTTTGTCATTAACAAAACGAGTATTCATTATATCTATTAAATTCATTCCTCCTAAATAAAAAGAAAGCATAAACACATCCCTTGCAACAATGTATTTTTTCTCTTTTGGATTACTACACCTTATCATATTAAGGCTTTCCAAAGATATATCAACTTCGCGAACTGGAGATTTAGGAATTTTCTTGTTCACAAATGGATGTATATCATATCTGACATAACCTGAATTTATATTTCTATTAATAACAGCTTTTATTTGAGACATCATCATCCCAATTGTTGTATTTCCGATGTTTCTTTTTGTTTTCAAGTATTTTGAAAATCCTTCAATCATATTTGGAGTTATATCTGACATAGGTATTTCTCCCCTAGTGAACTCCGTAAAATATCGACAACTTCTTTCAATTAATACAGCATAACTTTCCCTTCCTTCAGAATTCAGTTCACTTATAAAATCATTGCAAGCCTTTTGATAAGTAATATTATGCTTTCCTTTCGAATCCAAGTCAGATATAAGCATATCTTTAATTTGCTTACAAGAATAAAGTGATTGATGGTTTATTTCATCCAATTTATCCTGTAGATCATTCATCATGCTTCTTAGCTTGGAATTAATAATTGAAGCATCAGGACGCTTTGTTACTTGTCCATCCTTAAACTGCGACAAGTTATCAATAATGAAACGTGTTACAATATAACATGTCTCTTTCTTATGACATACGGCTATTCTTATTTTATGCCTCCCGTCCTTTAAAACTTTTGCTTTGAAAATTGTAAGTTTAAGAGTTGCCAT